GATAGGCCCGAACTACCTAAAGCAAGTAATCATCGACATGGGTGGTGTGGGAGAATTCACCCGCCGGATTGCTAACGAAAACAGTGCTTATGTGGAGGTGGTCCATGCCAAGGGGTATGGATTCCCAGGGCCATACAATTAGCGACTACCAAGAAGCTTGGGTCTCTCCGGCCATGCGCGACTACATCACGAAGTCCCTGCGCTTACAGCCGATGACTGTAACGGAAGAAGTTGTTTTTGGTCTTGAGCGCATCGTGGATTCTGTGGGTGGAATCGATGATATTCGCCGCATCGTTCTGGATGAAAGGACCGGTGGCATCGAAGGCTTCCTTAAAAGACTAAAAAAGTATTTTTGGAAGCAGTACCGCGCGGAAGGCTCGATTGATCCGGTCACGCTTTCTGGTCACTCCATGGCCGAAGTGCGTGGGGCTTTCAAGTCTTCGGAACTACGCGATCAGATCAAGAGGATCCTGGAGTTATGAAAAGCTTTTACACGAGTACGGCCCCGGCCCAGGGCCGTACTCCGCTGGCGCTTGTACCCCAGTGTGGCGCTTGTGGTCTGCACAAGACCTGTCATAGCCCGAAGATGAAAGTAGACGGTAAGGGTAAGCGCGAAGTTCTTATCATCGGTGAAGCCCCCGGGGCCAATGAAGATCGTTGTGGCCACCCCTTCGTTGGTGCTGCTGGCCAGAAACTTCAGGAAGTTCTTCATTCCATCGGTGTGAACCTGCGCCGGGATTGCTGGATCACCAACAGTAACATCTGCCGTCCCAAGCATCCCGACGGTAAGAACCGCACCCCCACAAACCTAGAAATCGGCTATTGCCGGCCGGCGGTAATTCAGACCATCAAGGAGTTGAAACCCCGGGTAATCGTCTTGCTCGGCGCCAGCCCGATGAAGTCTGTACTAGGCTGGCTCTGGAAAGAGGATATCGGCACACCCGAGCGTTGGCGCAACTGGCGCATTCCCCACCAACGCTTGAATGCCTGGATTTGCCCGACCTGGCACCCCGCTGCCCTCTTGCACAAGGATGATCCCGAAGCCGATGAGTCAAGTCAAGGCAGCAAGAACACTGTTATGCATCTGGACTTCCGCCGGGCTCTCAAGCGCGCCTTTGCTCTTAAGGGTCGTCCCTGGGACAAGCCCCCCGATTTCAAGAGCAAGCTGATGGTTCTGTTCGATCCGGTAGCTGCGGCCCTTGCTATTACAAAAATGGTCACGAACGCCATCGCCAAGCAGATCCCGATAGCGTTTGACTATGAAACTAACATGCTTAAGCCCGACAGGACAAAAGGGATTATCTATACCTGCTCTATGAGTGACGGCACCCTGTCCATCGCTTTCCCCTGGACGGGAGCCATTGTCCAGCCAATGAAGGATTTTCTGCGCGGTCTCGTGCCGAAGATCGCTTCGAACATGAAGTTTGAGGAGCGTTGGACCAGGACAAAACTGGGCTCCTATGTGCGCAACTGGGCGCAGGACACGATGCTGGGGGCGCATGTCCTACAAAACACCCCTGGGATCACCAGTATTAAGTTTCAAGCCTTTGTGCTGCTCGGTCAGGACGAATGGGATTCCGGAGTCAAGCCCTACTTGAAAGCTCCGGACAGCAACAGTGAGAATCGCATCAAGCAATGCGATCTGCGGGCGCTGTTGGAATACAACGCCATGGACAGTTTGATGGAGTGGATGGTCGCCCGGATCCAATCTAAGAGGGGGTTGCACCGGCCATGTTGGAACGTTACTTAGATGGCGCCCTCGAAATGGCCTATCTGTTCCTAGCCCTGGTGGTAGGGCTAGGCTGGTTCTTCCTGGCCTGGACGGTAGGAATACCCTATGTGGAAGCCGAGCGTATTCTTCTCACACATATTCTACCGCCGTTCGATTTGTAGGAGACTAGACGATGATACTGACCGACATAGAAATCCGCAACTTCTGCACCCTTAAGCTGTACATGCCGGACGGTAAGCCCATGATCGACCCGTTCGTGGAAGACTGGTGGAAGGATTGGCCCGGCCCGGTAGAAGAAGGATCTATTAGCTATGGTCTTAGCGCCGCCGGCTATGACCTGCGCCTGTCCCCCGAGCTATTGGTTTTCAAGAACACCAGCTCGTTGGTCATCGACCCCAAGGCTTTCAAGAGCGGGGGCAAGGAATATGAAGCCAAGGTTTTTGAAAGCATCACTATGGACAAGTGGTTTGACCTACCTCCGCATAGCTATGCCCTGGTGCGCAGCTACGAGTACATTCGCATCCCGAGTCTACTCAAGGCCCGCTGCGTAGGTAAATCAACCTATGCCCGCTGCGGCGTCCTGGTCAACACCACCCCCCTGGAGCCTGGTTGGGAAGGCCATCTAACCATCGAAATCGGCAACGTCAGCCCGGCCCCGGCGCGGATCTACGCCATGCAAGGGATCGCCCAGCTGGAATTCGAGCGCCTGAGCTTCGCCCCCGAACGTGATTACGCCAAGCGTGGCGCCAAGTATCAGGGCCAGACAGGCATTACCCCGGCTCGTGCTTAGGAGAAGACCTCTCATGGGTACGAAGAATGACTTAATTCGTTTGCGAAGAGCCCTGGATGCAATTGAGGATCAGGAAGACCCGACCGATGATGAATTAAACCGAGTCGCTTACGAGTTGTTCAGGGAAACCGACAATTGTGGCCGGCTCTTCGCGTCCGATCTTAGAACAGCAGTTATGGTCCTACGGGCCATCTACAATAAGGGCTGGGGACGCGGAAAGTACGAGGGAGGATCAACATGAAGAGAACAGTCACCAAGGAAATTGACATCTGCGATATCTGCGAGACAAACGAGGCCGGCTATCGTTCGCGTTGCCTAGCCTGCGGCAAAAGCTACTGCTACGAGTGCAGCAAAGCCTACGCCGTACAGATGTCGTGCGGGGTGTTCCATGAAGGATCAAACGACGGCTGTTACTGCATCAACTGCTACACGGCTCTGGAACGGGAAGTCCAGAAACCAGTCTCAGGCATGTTCCAAGACCTGAAACCTCTGTTCCTTGCTTATTGGCAGATCAAGATGCTGCGCGAAGAGTACAACACCTTTTGGATGAAATTCAAGCCTCGCCAGGAAGCAGTCGAAAGACATCTGGAAATGCTCTTACGCCAATATCGCCAAAACAGAAAGGATAAATCTGATGAAGCTTGATTTGACCTTCAAGGAGTTCTCGGAACTCAACCGGCTGCGCTGTGAAGATCCGAATGGCTTCAACCACAAGCTCGACTCTTGGTCCTTATCGGATTGGATGACAGCTCTTACTGGCGAAGTGGGCGAAGCTGCCAATCTTGTCAAGAAGCTAAACCGCATCCGTGATGGCGTCCCCGGCAACAAGGGAGTTACCGAAAAGGAATTGCAGGCCTTCCTGGCTGATGAACTGGCGGACGTTTACATCTACCTGGACTTGCTCGTGATGCGTCTGGGCTTGAACATGGATGATATCATCGTCAGCAAGTTCAACGCCACGTCCCAGCAACACGACATGCCTTTCGGTTACATCGTTAGTGGTGATTGGGTTAACATACCAAAGGTAGATAATCCAAAATGATCAAGCCGGACACCAAGGCGGCTTATCAACTGTTCCATGCGGGCACCCTCGTCCTGGCCCGCATGGAGCAAAATGGCATCAAAATAGATGTCGAATATCTTGATAAAGCCGAACGTGAAACCAACGCTCGTATCGGCAAACTCAAAAAGGAACTGACCAACCACACCGACGTTGTTAAGCCCTGGCGACGGCGCTTTGGCACCAAAACCAATTTTGAAAGTCCCGTGCAGCTCGTTGACGTCTTCTTCGGTGATCTGGGCTTCAAGTACAAGAAGAAATGGGGGCGAACTAAGACCGGCCGCTATCGAAGTGATAAAGACGTTCTGGCCAAGATCGACCATCCCTACCTGCGCATGGTCGAAGAGCTGCGCAAGCTAGAGAAGGTCAAGGGCACGTATTTGACCGGCCTGCGCCGCGAGCTGGTCTATGGCCTGGTGCATCCCTTCTTCAACCTGGCCGGCGGTACGGGCAAAGACACCGAGAAGGGAGGCGCCCGCAGTTATCGCTCTAGTTCGCAAGCGTTCAATTTCCAAAACCTACCCGTACGGGATCCCAAGCAAGGGGAGGTCGTGCGCCGAGCGATTATCCCGCGTAAGGGCCGGGTGCTGGTCGAGCGCGATTTCAAAGGCATTGAAGTGGTGATGTCCTGTTGCTATCACAAAGATCCCGTGATGATCAAGTATGTCACGGATCCAAAATCAGACATGCATCGGGACGTGGCCAAGCAACTGTTCTTCCTATTCGATAAGCAAGTAGCAGAAACCAAGAAGACCCTGCGCCATATAGCCAAAAACCAGTTTGTTTTCCCCCAGTTCTATGGCAGCGTCTGGTATCAGTGCGCCCCGGCCATCTGGGAAGCCCTGGACGACGAGCATGTAGTATTGGACGGCCGGCCGGTCAAGCAATGGCTCAAGAAAAAGGGCATCACCGAGCTAGGTGAATGCGCTGCCGATGCTGAGCCCGCGGAAGGGACCTTTGCCTATCACGTCAAGGCCATCGAAGGGGACTTCTGGGGGCGGCGTTTCAAGGTTTACGCCCAATGGAAGGAAGATTTCTACCAGGAGTATCGTAAATTAGGCTGGTTCGGTTATCTGACCGGCTTCAAGGCCGAAGGCATGTACCGCCGCAATCAGGTCAACAACTACCCGATCCAGGGCTCGGCTTTTCACTGTCTGCTCTGGACGGCCATCGAGACGCAAAAAGCCATCGACAAGTACAAGATGAAAACTCTACTCATCGGGCAGATCCACGACAGCCTCTTGTCCGATACGCCCGAGAAAGAAATCGACCAGTACCTGGAAATCACCGACGACATCGTAGGCCGGCGCCTTCCTAAGCACTGGCCATGGATCAATGTGCCGATGGTGATCGAAACTGAAGTCGCTCGGGACAACTGGTATCTGAAGAAGTCCTGGGCGAAGAACGAGAAGGGACTATGGCAACTAGAACAAAACTGACCTTGACCAAGCTGGGTCGGACGCGGATCTATTGCGGGGATGCCATACGCTGCTTGAGGATCGTAGCTGCTAAGAGTATCCAGATGGTGGTGACCAGCCCTCCCTACTACGGATTGCGCGATTACGAGTGTGGCAAAGGCCAGATTGGCAGGGAGAAGACCCCTGATGAGTACGTGCGAGCCATTGTCAAGGTCTGCCAGGCCATCAAACGAGTGCTCCGCGATGACGGGGTATTGTTCTTGAACCTGGGTGATACCTATGCTACGGCTAATACTCACCGCTTGACCCCCCATAGTTTTGATGAGCGCGAACACGACAAGGGCCAGCGCTGGACAGCTGGCCGCGATCAGGGCATCGAAGGACACATTGGCCCGAGCCGGGCGGCGTCAGACGTTCCGGAGGGGAACCTATTGGGGATCCCCTGGCGTATAGCCTTCGCCCTTCAGGATGATGGCTGGATCCTGCGCATGGACAACATTTGGCACAAGCCCAACCCCATTCCCGAAAGCGTAGGCAACCGCTGTATCAAGGCCCACGAACACGTATTCCAGTTGACCTTGAACCGGAAATACTACTTCGATGCTGAAGCTATCAAAACTATTAGTCCTTCTGGTGATAAGGCTGTGCGTAGGTCCGTATGGACCATTAGCACGGAGAGCTATAAGGGATCCCACTTTGCCGTATTTTCCGAAGCCCTGCCCGAGCTGTGCATCAAAGCCGGCACCAGCAAGAAGGGCTGTTGTCCCAAGTGTGGTGCCCCCTGGGAACGTGTGGTGAAACATACTCGCAAAACAACCCGGCCGGGGAAAGACACCAAGGTTGCCGGCAAGGCCGGCAGTGTCATCGGCAACCGGGATCCCCAGCGCCATGTGACCGAAACCAAAACGCTAGGTTGGCGCCCAGGCTGTGAATGCTATGGGATTCCTCTGATCGCTGATCCGCCCCGACCCCCAGTCCAGAAGGCCAAGGAAACCATAAAAGACTTCTCCGAGCGTTGGTTGACCTACAGGGATAGGGAAACCCGATGGTCGGAAGCTTGGGAGTTCCAGTCTCCCAAGTATGCCCAGCTGGAAACGGTTCCCTGTACCGTGTGTGATCCGTTCGGAGGATCGGGTACTACCGCGGCCGTGGCCCAGCGCCTGGGTCGAGCTGCGGTGTTGTGTGAACTAAACCCTAAGTACATCGAACTCATCAAGAAGCGTGTCCGGGAAGGGATCCAACGAAAGGGGATGTGACCATGAACCAGCAAGAAAAGATCCTGAGAATGGTAGAAACCATCAATGATCAAAAGGCCCTAATCTTTAAGCTCAACAGGAAGCTCAACAAGACCATCCTGGCCCTGAGACATCTTCACAAGCTTCTTGAACACAAAGTTAACTGGGGTCCGGACAATCCCGAACTAGGTTTTCTGGGCTTGGATGCGTACAGAAGCATCGGGAAGGAGCTGGAAGAATGCGTCTGATCGTCTGCGGCACCCGGACCTTCACAGACCGGGACTTACTGTTCCGCAAGCTCGATGCTTTCACCGCTAAGCTCGACAAGAAGAAGCTAACCATCATACATGGCGGGGCCAAGGGGGCAGACACATTGGCCAACGACTGGGCCTTTCACCGCATGGTGCATATGCTGGTCTTCCATGCCGACTGGGACAAGCACGGCAAGGCCGCGGGTCCGATGCGCAACAAGGAAATGATCAACGCCGAGCCCGATGCTTTAGTAGCCTTCTGGGATGGTAAATCCCCTGGCACCCGAAGCATGATCGCCCTGGCCTATCAAGCAAAACTCAAGGTCAAAGTGGTGAGGTACAAGCCATGAACTTTCAGGAACGAAAGAAGAAACTGTTGAAGGAATGTCAGGACCGACAGGAAATAACAGGCATCAAACTGAGCCGCCCTGATGCCGTTCAGACATTGGGTCCTGGACAGATGCTGTATGAAATACTCCAGAACCAACAGGCCATTCTTGAAATTCTGCACGAGCTTTTACTAAGGAGCCATTAAGGATGGGACTGTATCAGAAATACCGCCCCCAGCGTCTTAAAGACATGGTTGGCCAGGATGACACCATAGCCGCTCTTCTTGGTATGCTTGAGCGTGGCTTTCCCCATGCTTCTCTGTTTACTGGGCCATCCGGTTGTGGTAAAACCACCGCAGCTTTGATCCTGGCGCGGCGCCTGGGCTGCAAGTCCTCTTACAACTTGGTGCATACCAATGTTGCCGATGAGCGTTCTATCGACAACGTTCGGGACATCAGCAAGCTACATACGTCCCCCCCGATGTTTGGAGACCGGGCTCGGGTGTGGATCCTAGACGAAGTACATCAGATGACTCGGGCCGCTCAGGAAGCGTTGTTGCTCCCCCTGGAGAACATGCCCGAAACGGCGTACTTCTTCCTTTGCACCAATCAGCCTGACCGGCTCATCCCCACGATCCATACACGCTGCACGCCGCTCAAGTTCGGGCGCATCCACAATGATGACTTGGAAAGCCTGGCCCGGGAGGTTGCCGCCAAGGAGAAGCTGAAGATCGCAGACGATATTTGGGATGTCCTAATTGCGCATGCGGACGGCTCGGCCCGCCAGGTTCTAACCCTACTGGAGAAAGTTGTTGGCCTGGACACCCAGCAAGCGCTTACGGTTCTGGACATCGACAAAAAGGAAGAGGGTCTAGCCTACCAGCTAGGCCGGATCCTGATGTACGAAAAGAAAGGCTGGAACGAAGCCCTCCCCATCCTCAAGCAGATCGAGGATCCAGAGCGTTTCCGGCACATGATGCTGGCCTGGGCGCGGACAGAAATGCTCAAGGGTGAACGGCACGTTCGCCAAGGCTACCTGGTGCATATCGCCTTCAAGGAACCCTATTACAGCTGCCCAGAGAGCGGCCTGGTAGCATCTTGTTGGGAAGTTCTCCAGGGCCGTTAGAAATCGGTCGCCTGGCGCTATAATACGTTGGGGGAATTCAACTTTTTACAAAGGGGACGGACGTGGATCAACAAAAGTCGTTGCTGGGGCGCATTGAACTTCTGGAAACATTGGTGCAAAATCTGCAAGACTGCCACAAAAGAGACTACGAAAACATCGCCGAGCTGCAAGAGACCGTCGACCTACCGCGCTGTGATCGGGACGATGAAGACCCGGTTCCAGAAGATGCAGATGCGTACATAGAACAGGAACACCACTATTACGCCATCTGCTGTCTACCTGACCCGAAGGCCAGGCAGAACCCCAATAACAAAAACACCCGCCGACCTCCGCTCTGGCTGTCCTATGAAGGTGAAGACCAGGCAGAGTTCGTTTGGACGGGATTTGACAACGGCAAAGGCCCGACCTCACAAGACGCTATCTATGACGTCATCGTATCCTTTGAGGCTAAACACGAAGCCGAAAGCTCCCTACGAAGCTGGAACGCCAGCAACATCATCAACCGGCCCAAAGGCTATCTAGTGCCCAAGGTGGAGGAAATCCACCCATGAAGGTCCGGCGCCGACCTCTTGCTGTAGACGTCGATGCAGACTTCGATTTCTTTGATGTGGATGAGGGCAACCTGGTTCAAGAATGGCGTGCCCAGGTCAAGACTCATCGGCGCTTCTGCCGGGAGCAGGCCGACAAGAAAGCAGAGCATCGTCGTCGGGAGGCCCAGCTCAAAGTGATCCGGGCTGAAGTCCGCCTGGACATCCGTAAGCGCCCCAAGCATTACGGCATTATCAAGCTGAGCAATGACGTAGTGAACGACCGAGCCGAAGTAGATCCCCGAGTGCGCAAAGCAGTCGAGCGGGAAATCGTCGCGGCTCATGCCGTGGAAATCTGTGTCGCTAACGTCCAGGCCAGCGCCCATCGCAAAGCAGCTCTGGAAGACCTGGTAATCCTGCGCGGCCAGCAGTATTTCGCCGAACCTAAAGTGCGCCTCACCCATGATGAGGCTGAAAATTTCAAGCAACGCCAAGCGACTCACCCCCTACCTGATCCCCGGCGCAAGGTCATCAAGAAAGGAAAACAAGAATGAGAAGAAAGAATAAACTTGGGGACAAGATCAAGGGGCTCGCTCTGATCTATAGCGAAGCGGCCATCCGACTATCCTGGGCCGGCGAGAGTAACCCTCTCGATCAGGAGAAGGCCCGCACCGCCCACGAGAAAGCCAAGCAAAACCTGTTCGATGAAATCGACCGGCTGATAAGTCAAATGGACGGGGTGATGAATTCCGGCCCCCATGTGGGTGCTAATATCAAATGCCGGGTCGAAGAACCTCACTACAAAGACCAGCAGTAGTTTTCTCTTTACATCACGAAAGGATCTGTAGCATTATGGCACCAAAGAACAAACAAGCCGAACGTCAGTACAAACTGACATCCGCGCGCGAGAGCGCCGCCAAGATGGTTTCCGGCAACCGCCTGGCCGTTAAGCTGCCGCAAGGGTTCAGCTTCAAGAAAATTGAAGCAGGCAAGAGTTACCGCGGGGACATACTGGCCTATGTCGTCGGCAAGTTCAACCCGTATGCTGAAGAAGGCTCGTTAAATTACGAGCGTACTTACTGGATCCATCCGGGCGTGGGCATCGGCAACGCCACCATCGCCTGTCCCAAAATGTGCTGCGGCAAGAAATGCCCGCTATGCGACGACCGGGAAAAGATGATTCGCTCCGGCGCCGACGAAGAGGCCATTGAGAGCCTCAAGACCAAGAAATGGCAGTTGTGCGCCTGGCGCGATTATTACATCAAAGACGGCACGTTTGGCCCTATTGAAATCATCAATATGGCCCATTTCAACTTCGGCGCCCAGATGGCAGACAAGCTCAACTTGTCCGATCCCGACGATGGCTACGACCATTTCTACGATCCGCAGGGGGGCAAGCGCGTCAAGATTTCCGCCAAAAACGCTTCCTTTGAGGGCGGCCGGCCCTTCGCCAAGGTGGTGGATATTGAATTCTCCGAGCGCAAGCCTCCTGGACTTGCACTTTTGCAGGAGGTCCCATGTCTGGACGATCTGATTGTGTGTCTGCCCTACGATGTCATCAAGAAGATGTACCAGGAAGGCAGTGTGGACGAGACGGAGAACGAGACGGGAAGCGACGAGGATCAGGAGGGGGAGGACAACGAAGCCGGCGAGCCCGAAGACACCGACGACGACGACGAGACGGGAGACCCGGAAAGTGGTGGGGAGGAAGAGGAGACTGAGCCCACGGCTAGCGATCTGAACATCCACAAGGGCGATGAAGTCCAGTACAAGGGCAAGGAATACACGGTCATCAAGATCAGCCCTGATGGCACCAACCTGACCCTCAAGAGCGCTAAGGGTAAGGTCCTGCGCGCCGTCGCTCCCAACGATCTGGACGAGGTGGAAGAAGAGGAAGAAGGGTCGGAGGACGAGGAGACTGATGACGACAACACGAAGGGTGAGGATGAAGAAGGTGACGACAATTCTGAAGGTGACGATGACGATTCTGGGGACGACGATGACTCTGAAGGTGACGAAGAAGAGTCGTTCGAGGAAGAGGAGGACGTGGACGAAGAGGCTCCCAAGCCCCAGCGCAATGGCAAAAAACCCTTCAAGAAACCCTCTGCCGCTAAGAAGCCCGGCCGGCGTGCCCGTAAATGAGGACCTGATTCCAACCGTACTTGATCGGGACCGGTAAGAGAGAGCAAAGTGGGAACTATAGGCTACTCAGGTCGCGCGGCCTGGATAGTAAAGAACGGGGCTGACCGCTCACCTTGTTCCCCTGCGGGGCAATGGGAGGATCCGGATAGCTTCCGGTGATGCCCGCCCCGCAGATTGCGGGCCTTTTTCTGAGGACGTACACCGTGCCGGACCACAGTAAGCTTCTCCGCAACGCCACCATGCTCAGCCTGTACCGCACGGGACGGTATTCCATGCGCAGCCTGGGCGTTAAGTTCAAGATCAGCAAATTCCGGGTCAGCGAAATTCTCAAGGCCCAGCGGTCGCGCGAAGCCAAAGCGCGCTCAGCCCCCAACCTCTAGGAGAGCCTCTATGGATACTTCCTATGAATACACGATCCGCGGCGTGGTCATCCTGCTTTGGGGCGGTTCGGTTCTCGTCACCTATGCCCTCACGGCTCTATTCGGCCATCTGTACTACAAAGAAATCAACCGCCCCCAGGGGGCGCGGGAAGGTGTTACGGCTGGTTGGGTCGTCGGCGTGTTCATCTTGTTTATCCTGGCAACCGTGGCCTGGTGCTTTCTGCTCAGCACCCTTTGGCATCTGGAGGATTAGGACAATGCTCGACCCCGACTTCTGGGAGGATCCCCATATCTGGATCCCGACAATCTTGTTAGCCGTCTTGGCGGGGATCCTCGTCGCCCTGGTTATTTCGGGATGGATTTTCCAATGAACATGCAAGAGTACCTGGACAATCTAAATTTCTGGATTCTCTTCGTGGAGGGTTTCAGTATAGGTGCAACTGTTGTTGCCCTAATCTTCTGGTGGATCTTCGGATGAATAAATTCTTCAAAGATATTTTCGCTTGGGGATCAATCGTCGTCGACTTCATCTGTCTGCTTGGTTTGCTCGCCCTGATAGGACTGACTCTTTGGGGGCTATTTCTATGAAAGAAACCGACTGGGTTCACATTGAAAACATCTTGTTTTGGTTGGGGATCTTAATCTTCATCTTGGCGTTGATGATCCTAGGCTATTTAAGCAGCCGGACGAAAGAATGAGCAACAACAAAGCCAGTATTGAAGCTCTGAAGAAAAAGCTTCTAGGCGTCAAGAAGCTGCCCCCCCGGCTCAAGGGCCTGAGCCTGGGCTCGACCATGTTGAACCTGGCGTGTTCGGGGGATCCTGACCTGGGCTTGGTGCCAGGTTACTACAACCTGATCGTTGGTGATTCCCAGGCCGGCAAATCTTGGCTGGGCGTGCAAGCGCTGGCCGAAGCCTGCCTGGATTCCGCGTACGACAAGTACACTCTCATCTACGACAATACGGAGGGCCGCGGTGACCTGATGGATTTCGAGCGCTACTACGGGAAGGTACTCCTAAAACGAATGATTTCACCACACCAGAATGGGCCATCAAAATCGTTGGGGGATTTCTATGACAACGTACAGCGCTTCTGTTCTCAAGGGCCATGTATCTACCTGTTGGACAGTGAAGATCCGTTGGAAGCAGCCGATGCGAAAGCCCAGGGTTACAAAACTGAAAAAGCCCGCATGAATTCCGAGCGCCTGGGGGTGGTCGTTAATCGGTTCGTCAAGCCCAGCAACAGCATTCTCTTGATCATCAAGCAAACAAGACAAAACATCGGTCCCAAAGCCGTCTTCAATCCCAAAACGCGCTCCGGGGGTCAGGCGCTGACCTTCTATGCCAATCTGGAACTGTGGTTCTCGGTCAAGAGCAAGCTGAAGAAAAAGGTCCTGGGCAAAGATCGCACCATAGGCCAGTTGCTGCGCATCCAGGTCAAGAAGAATTCCACGGCCGGGCTCGACTGGGACGTGGTGCTACCCTTTCGCAAGCGCTACGGCTTCGATGAGCTGGCGTCGTGTATCTACTTCCTGGTTGATGAGGGTGTTTGGACCGGAAAGGAGAAAATAGTCACCGCCCCCGAATTTAGCTTCAAGGGGGATACCGAAAAACTCATCCATCAGATCCAGAATAACAACGAAGAGCCCAAGCTGCGCCAGCTCGTGGTTGAGCGTTGGCGCGAAGTCGAGAAAGCGTGTTCGGTGAATCGCAAAACCCGTTACCAGTAGGAGTTTTTCCCGGCCTGTATCGGCAGGTTCTGTGAGGGCATGTCCGGCCAAGTCGCGGCCGGTTTTACGTGGCATATCAGGCCTGGACTTGCATCGTCCAGCCTAGTCAAGGCAGGTTTTACATGGCGCGATGGGACAGGGCATGGCGAGACGGGGCGAGACGGCGCCAAGGCACGGCCGGTTTTACACGGCTAGGGGCGTTCTGGCGGGCGCTGGCAAGCTAGGGCTAGCCGCGTGTCGCGAGGGTTTTACTCGTATGGTCTGGATAGGAGGTGGCTAGCGATGACATGACACGGCCGGTTTTACTAGGATCGTCCCGTACTGTGTCGGCGTGTGCAGACCTGACACGGCCGGTTTTACGCGACCGGTAGCGCTAGGAAGGGTGTGGCCGAGCCGTGGCGAGGACGGGTTTTACATGGCCCAGGTAGTCTGGGCGCGAACCGGCAGTCCATGTCACGGCAGGTTTTACTGGGCCGGGTCTGTACTGACTGGCTGGAACGAGCGCTGTATCGGCATGACGAGACTTGGGCAGGTTTTTCGAGGCAAGGTCAGGCAGAACAAGTCCCGGCACGTCTTGCCAGGACAGGGCCGGTTTTTCATGGCTTATGAGGCCTGGAGGTGAACCGACAGAACATGGCTGGTTTTACATGACGGGCAGGGACGAGAAGAGGCATGTGCCGTAATGTGTGAACGAGTCTTGGTTTGTTTTTTCAATTGAAAGGGTTACATCATGGCTACGAGCAAGAAGACGAGCAAGAAGGTCGAAGCGACAAATCGTCTGGAAGCGGTCCTTCCAAGCACTAATGGCAACGGCAAGGCCAAGAAGCCGCCTTCCAAGAAGGCGGAGAAGATGACAGGGATCGTCATCCCCAAGCCGCGCCGTCTGGAAGCTCACATCGATATCGTCGGTATCACTCCCCTGGTCACCCATGCCTGGGATGCCAAGGCTCGGGAAATGATTTTGGCCAAGCAGATGGGAAAGGTGGTGAAGCAGGAGTTCAAGGATCCGGAGGCGTGCTACGAAGCCAGCATGTACCGCGGCCCGCGCGGGGAACACGGCGTCCCGGCTGGAGCGTTCAAGGATGCGATGGTTCAGGCCTGCCGTTTTGTGCCTGATCTGACCATGACCTTCGCCAAGCAACTGTTCTTCGTGCGTTTCAATTTCATCAGCACCGAGGGCATGCGCTGTGTGCTGATCGACGGCAAACCACACATGCGCGAGGACATGGTACGAATCAACAACGGGCGCACAGCGGATGTGCGCTTCCGAGCCGAATACACCGAATGGGCGGCCCGGCTGCGGATTTCCTTCGATGCCGACATCCTGAGTCTGGAGCACTTGATGAATCTGTGCGCCCGGGCCGGTATGAATGTCGGGGTGTGCGAAATGCGCCCCTCTTCTCCCGAGAGCAACACCGGGGATCTGGGGCTGTGGCAAGTGCAAGGGCTGTAGTTGTTGTCTTCCTGGTCCGGTTATGCCACGGGGCGCTGAGCCTCGTCGGGCCAAGCTGGGATGTTACAAGGCGAGTAGAGACCTGATTAGTCGAGACATGGCGCGCCCAGGCCGGTTTTACATGGCTGGTAGCGTCAAGACAGGCCGGGTAGGGCCTAGGCAAGGCAAGCCGGGTCTCGGCAGGTTTTACTCGGCACGGCTAGACAGGGCTGTACAAGCTTGGGCCTGCCAAGGGCAGTCCTGTCTGGCCTTACTTTTTCTAGGCGAGGTGTGTCACGGGTCGTCAGCGTCAGGACGGGCCGCGGCATGTCCAGGCAGGTTTTACGAGACGAGTCTGGGCAAGAGGCGACATGGCGCGCCATGTCTTGGGCTGGTTTTACTAGGCATGGGACGTCAAGACTGGTGTCGGCAGGTCGAGCTACGGCCGGTTTTACAAGGCATGTAGCGCCCCGCCTAGGCAAGTACGGTCTTGACTTGGCAGGTTTTACGAGACTAGAAACCCCGAGCCTCGCCAAGGCGGGCCGCGGCTTGTCCCGGCCTGGCCGGTTTTGCGTGGCGGACCACGAGTGTCTTGGTAAGACAAGGCCAGACTGGTCGAGAGGGTTTTACGAGGCCTGATGTGTTGAACAAGATAGGGCGAGCCTAGTCGAGCCGGGTCCGGCCGGTGCTAGTCCCGGCCTGGCTGGTTTTACAGGGCAAGCATCGTCTAGGCAGAACGAGACAAGACGCGCCCAGGCCGGTTTTACACGGCTAGGCACATGGAGTAGAGACAAGACGAGCCGAGACCTGTCCGGCTGGTTTTACACGACTCGGCTGGGAGCGCGGTGGCTGTCCAGGACCGGCCAAGTCTCGTTGGGTCTCGGCAGGTTTTACAAGGCACGGCAAGTCCGGACCGAACAGGTCTGAACATGGCTGGTTTTACTTGGCTCACCATGCCGAGTCTTGGCACGGCTAGACCTGTCTAGCTGGTTTTCCAAGACATGGGGCGTCAAGGCAAGGCTAGACGGGCTCCGGCGGGTCTTGCCACCTTTGGTTTCGGGGAGGGCTTTGGTGCCCTCCCCCTTTTAGACAGCAAGAAGGGGAACATCATGACGACGACTAAGGCGAAACAGAAGCAGTGGGAATGGGCAGAGGGTTTCCGGCCGGGCAAGGCGGAGGCTAATGCCATTGGACGTATGATCGACCGCTTGGCGCGGGACGGACAGGTCAGCGCCTCGCGCTTCGTTGATGAAGCCAAGGATCCCCGCTCCCCTGCCCATGAGCTGATTGATTGGAACAAAAACAGAGCCGCGCGGCGCTGGCAAGAGCACCAGGCCCGGAGCATCATCCACTGCTGCCGGCTGGTCTATGAAGACCAGCAAGGCGACAAAAAGATGTGCGCCGCCTATCTGTGCGTGACCACGGAAGATGGCCGCGGCTATCTTCCGGTTGAAACGGTCATGACCAATAGTGATCTACGCGAACAGGCTCTCAACGAGGCACGACGGTTGCTCAAGGGGGTGCGCCTGCGCATTTCTCATCTGGATGAATTCGCCGCGGTGATCGAAGCCATTGATGCTGTTGTGGAAGAGTAAAAATGTCCAGCCCTACACAACGAACTCTGGAATTGTTTCGCAAGAACGGCTGGACGGTCGCTATTGTCGAGCGCTGGAACCCCCATGCGCGCGTGCGCCAGGATTTGTTTGGCTTCATCGATCTGGTTGTGCTGGACGCTACCAGTATTGTTGGTGTCCAAGCTACCAGTGGCACGAACCACGTGGCTCGGCGGAAAAAGATTCTCGCCGAGCCACGTGCCAAGCTTTGGCTACAACATGGAGGACTCATCTGGATCGTCAGCTGGGCCAAGAAGGGCAAGCGCGGGAAACGGAAAACCTGGCAATACCGTATGGAATCCATCAAACTGGAGAATTTCGATGCCTGATGAATGGGTCTACATCGAAGTGGAAAAAATCCTTCGGTCTACCAGCAAGGCTTTTCTGTTTCAGCTGCCCGATGGCCGGGAGGAATGGATCCCTGGAGGTAAAAAATGAAAGTTTTTAGGGAGAAAAAAGTTAAAAGAAAACTTTGCCCGACTTGTGGAGAACCTGCGAAAGCTGCTGTGTACTGCTCCCTTGAGTGTTATTGGGAATCCATACGGACCAGCTTTCGGACTTTTTTCTGTGAATACTGTAAGAATAAGTTCGAGCGATCCGATTCGGAGGCTCAGCGCAAGACCCCAAAGTTTTGTTCAAGAGAATGCAGCTTTGCTTACAGAGCCGAGCGTGCCGATACAGCTAGGAGCAACAAACGGGCTCAAGAGAAATGGAGAGAAAGGGTGCGGCAGATTCCTGAAATGTGGGCCAAGCAGGCTATTAGGGGGTGTAGAAAGTCTGCTGCTAAGAAAGGAATGAAGTGTACAATTTCGGTTGGCGATTTGCTTCCTCTTCCTGAAGTTTGCCCTCTGCTTGGAGTAGAACTTATTTATGGTAGAGGAGCACGCGGGTATGGGAGAAGATTTACGGCTTCGGTAGATCGGATCGACCCTTTGAAGGACTACATTCCTGGGAACGTGTGGGTCATCAGCTATCGGGCAAATACCATTAAGAACAATGCCACTTGGGAAGAATTAAGAACCATGGTTGCTTGTTGGAAGTCGGCTCTTAGTTGGCCTCGATTTCAGAATACGGCTGCAAGCTAACGGATGGCCGATCCTAACGACTACTACTTAGGTGATGAGGATCTGACTGACGTTGCTGTATCTGCCTGGATCGCCCGGGAAAAGGGGTTGGCATGAGCACCAAAAAGAATCGCTATTTCTTGCTCCACATCCTCGAAGACCACTATGGCCATATCGTATGGTCCCGACAGGTAGGCTGGGCGTCCGGCTACAAGACCTACAAGCAAGTTTGCACCGATGCCAAGCTGCACGCCAAAGGACTAGACATTGGCCATATTGCTATCATCAAGACCATCGCCGAAGTTTGTCGTAACGATGGAATAGATGGAGTAACAACTACAATCAAGAACCTGCGCCCCACCCCCGGATCCCCCTAGCAACAACCATGGCTCTTGAAAAGATCGTCGTCGTGAATTTCCAGAAACACGAGCGGGAAGAGTTCGTACTTGACCCGCTCGTTACCGTATTTACAGGACCTAACGATGCGGGAAAATCTGCATTGCTCCGATGTCTTAGGTGGCTGGCAACAAACTATCCTTCTGGAGTATCCTTTATCCGAAAAGGAACAGACTTTTCTGAATGCATTCTGTTCGTTGATGGACAAACCTGTACCCGCTATCGAAGCCGGTCAGACAATAGCTATCAACTTGGCGCTGGTCAGTTCCAAAAAGTCGGCACCGAAGTCCCCGCTGGCGTCGCCAAGCTCCTCAATGTCGGAAACGTGAACTTCCAGGATCAGCACGACCCCCCGTTCTGGCTCAACCTAACGGGGGGTCAGCTGGCCCGGGAACTAAACGCCGTTGTTGACCTCACCTTGATTGACAGCACCCTTGCCAATCTGGCCAGCTGGGTCCGCCGTGAAAAGACGCAACTCGACCTGCATCGGGAGTCCCTGAAGGATGCCCGGGGCAAGCGGGATACCCTAGCTTGGGTATTACAAGCTAATACCGAACTAGCAGAAATAGAACGTTTGTCCACGTCCATAGCGAAAACCCGTCAGGAATGCGCCAGGATCAACGATCAGCTCCAAGAGGGGGAGAGACTAGCCCAACGCAAGAAAACGCTCCTACGAGCGCGTACGGCGTTGCAATCCCTATTGGTCCAGGCTAAGAGGGTCCTGGACTACCGGGTCGAGCTAGCGGACGTCGAAAATGCTATACGTAGGTATACCAAACTACAGGAAACGCGATGCGAACTACAAGAAAAGTTGGCCCAGATCCGCCAGCGAATCGCCAAGGGGACAAAGGGGAGGTGTCCGCTGTGCGGCCAGCCGATCCGGTCGCCCTTGTGATCGGGGATTTACACCTATCCCACAAGGCACCCCTGGCCCGGGAGCAAGAGTCCCTCTACTGGTATGCAGTCCAGACTGGCTACCTGCGCCAGTTGCACACCTTGCAAGAAAGGCTATCCCAGCAACAACCCCCAATGATAGGAGAAAATTGGTTACTGCCCATTCTGATCGCTGGGGATGTATTTGATGACGGCTGGCGACCCCATCGTTGTCCCCCAGAGTTGATCAATTGGGTTCTGGGAATGCTACCCCCGCGGTGTTATGCCATCCCCGGCCAGCATGATCTGCCCCATCACCGTTATGATGACATCGAACGCAGCGCCTACTGGACACTAGTCAAGGCCGGCAAGGTCATTAATGTCCCCCCAGCCCAATTTGAAGATGGCTTTCCACAAGAGTTCATCGAAATCCCAACCACCAAGGGGCGAGTGCTGCGCCTACACGGCTTCCCCTGGGGACACAAGCCTATGCCTCTGGAACGGCCCCACGATATGGCAATAGATATCGCTCTAGTTCACAAATACATCTGGACGAAAAAGACTGGCTATGAGGGGGCCAAGGTCGAAGATCGTCTTATGCGCCTGTCCGACTCGTTCCGGGGTTACGATGTTGTCGTAGTCGGGGATAACCACACCCCCTTTGATGCCAAGTTGGATCATGGCGCCTACGTCTACAACTGTGGGACGTTCATCCGGAGGCGCATGGTCGAGCGGGCACACTGGCCTAGCATTGGCATTATCTACTCCGATGGCTCTGTGAAGCGTCAGGCGCTCAACATCGGTGATGACAAGTTTACCCCTCAACAACCCGGCGAGCTGAAGCAGGAAGGCTATTTTGATGACGTCATCGCTTCCCTGGGGGATCTGGGACAGTCCGCTATGGACTACGCCGCGGCCGTAATTCGGACCATGGATCATGGCCAAGTTTCCGATGGCTTGCGGCAACGTGCCCTAGCAGCCATGGGTGGGGACAAAAAATGAAACCCCTAACCCCAGATGAGTATCGGGAGCTGAAAGAACTGGAGAAGCAGTATGAGCGCCTGTTACATCAGACCGAAGGCCAGATTCAGCAACACAAGGAAGATGAGGGTTTAGACCTGGAGCAGCTGAAGAAGCGCCTGGCCAAATTACAACAACTGCTAGCGAAGGAAGAGCCCGAAGTAGATGAGAGACGCACCGTCTGGCGGGAACAGACGGAGCCTCAAGTCCGCAAAGCCTTGGAGGATCTATAAGTGAGTAGCCTATCATACTTACGTTACCGGGAAGCCGACCGTTGTGGTGCTTGTGGTGCCCCCCAACCTGGGGCCAGCGTTTGCAAGGAATGTATGCGCAGCATCATCGCTAAGGCCAAGGAACGTTATGAACAACGCAAGGCTCAGGGCTTGTGCCCCGTCTGCGGCCGGCGGCGCGGTCCTGGGATCGTCTTGTGCCCAACGTGCCGGAAAAGGAGCAACGACAATCATGCTCGACGTCGAGCTAGACAGATGGCGGAAAAACTTGGACCGGCTATTAACGGAACATCAGGGGATCGTACGGGACATCAAGACCATCAAGAAGGCCATCAAGAACGACAAGATTGCCTTGGGGTATACCCAGGGCGCCCAGAAGCTTTGCCAGGAGGTCGCCCAACAGGTTCAGAACCAGGTCAGCCAAAGAATTGCCAAGGTCGTTACACGCTGCTTGGAAGCCGTGTATGAACAGCCCTACTCAGTAGAAATCAAGTTCGAACAGAAGCGTGGCAAGACGGAAGCCGTTGTTGTTCTGTATCGGGACGGCCTGGAGCTGGACGACCCTTTGCACCAGGCCGGCGGGGGGGTTTGCGATATGATCGGTTTCGCCCAGCGCCTGGCCTGCTTGTGTCTGAGCCATCCCGCGAAACGCAAGTTGCTCGTTCAAGACGAGCCGTTCAAGTTCCTAGACAAGGAATGCCGGCCCCGGGCCGCTCAGCTCATTCGCGAGCTGGCCCAGGAATTAGGGATCCAATTCATCATGGCCACCCACATCCCCGACCTGTGTGTGGGTAACAAGGTTTACGATTTAGGAGAGTAGTTATGCTTTTACCCCAACGACGATTTAAGCGTACCAAGCGCAGCTGGGCCAAGCTCGTGCTACGAGCACTCCTGATGAGAGCCCCCTTGATTATGTTTGTAGTGGCTGGGGGAGCCTTCCAAGTCTATGTCTGGTTTATGACCTGGCAATTAGGTATGGGACCGCTTCCGTGGCTATCGTTTGTGCTCTGCCAAGCGATGTATTGTCTTGGTGCGGCCTATGCCATAAGAGCCGTTTACGAGAAAACGATGGTTTATCACCTTACTGACCTGAGAAAGCGCTACGACGAAGAAATCTTTACCATCGCTGGTGTGACCTACATATGGACCCATGAAGAAGTGCGAGGGAATGATGATCTGCAAGTATTGCCAGAAGGGCCGTCAGGAAGTTCTGGATACTCGGGACGAGCGCCCTGGCAAGGTGGTCCGCAAACGTAAATGCAAAAACTGTGGCCGGATCATCTTCACCCTGGAAATCGAAGACATGGGCAAGCGCTGGGACGAGGGCTGCGGGGCCAGCACCAAGCGCATTTCCGGGACCTACACCAATCCCGTGGCCCGAACCTAGCCGTTGAGTTTGGCATAGCTGTACTTGTCGCGCAGCTTGGCCCAGACGTACTTGCCCATGATGGGAGAAAAATATGAAAGACGAGGTATGGAAAGATGTTCCTGGATACGAGGAGTATTATCAGGCTTCTAATTTAGGAAGCATCCGTTCCATACCTCGTATTGTTCCCTATGGGAAAGGAAAAACGTGTAAAATCCAAGGAAGAATTCTAAAACCCCGTGCGGATAACAAGGGCCGGCTCACTGTCACCCTATGCAAAGAAAAACAGGTCAAAGTCTTTTTTGTTCATCATTTAGTCCTCTTGTCCTTCGTAGGACCCCGCCCCGAAGGGATGATTTGTCGGCACTTTCCAGACCGGAACCCGTCTAATTGTAATCTTAATAATATTCAATGGGGAACGTACCAAGAAAATGAACGGGACAAGGTGTTTCACGGAACGGATCGAAGGATAGGACCAAAAGGGGTACATTATAATATAGGTGAATCAAACGGAATGCAAAGCAAGATGACTGTAAAGTCAGTAAGGGAACTTCGAGCTTTGTACACTTCTGGCCATTACACCCAAAAAGAACTGGCCGAGCGTTTCAACATAAGTGATACCCTAGTTTGCCATATTATAAACCGCAAGAAGTGGAGAACTGTCAATTAAGCCTAGCATAGGAATATTTATCCCTCAAATGACTCCAAACATATTTTCCCATCGATCCCGCATTAAACATCCCCTTGGCGATCCGCCGCGGCACGTTGTAGTAAGCATACTCGGCGCCGGGGCCACCTTGGTCGTTCTGAAAACGGACGAACAAGATGGCCATCGCTTGGTCGTACCGGATGGAATGGACGTTACTGCTCGACACGTTCACCCAGCGGCCGCTCTCCAGCCAGCCCGCGGAGTCGAGCTTGTGGGTGCGGTGAACCTTGGGGGCCTCCGGCTCCCTCTTCTTCACCGCTTTGTCAGCCAGCTTGAGAATGGCTTTCACGGCTACCAGAGCCGCTTGCCCCGTCGCCTTCAAATTCACCTTCTGCATATCCCACCTCACCTCATCGTGATGAATCCCCGCGACAATTCCTTGACGTTCCCCGAATCCGTGCGCGTATTGGTGTAATAGTAATTTGCGTTCAGAAAACCACTAGTATCGCCGGCGTGCAGCGCCACCGAGTACACACCCGCGGCCCCATTCACCAGGTACATGCCGCTCTCGCCGTTGATGAAGCCCGATGCCAGGTACTTGTTGATGAGCGGTACTGTACCCCCAGGCCGGGTAAAGACCTGAAAGTTGATGCTCCAACCGGAAATGGGCTCAGACGGCAGCATACCAATTTCCAGGAGGCCGTCCTGGAACCGAATGAATTGGAAACTTTGTACGACAGGCATGTCTCATCCTCCTCCAATTAACCCCTCCAGGCCCAGAATAATCCCAAGTAAGTCGAGGACAGCTTAGTACGTGTCTGAAAGCCAGCTCGGTGTAAGTAGGTCATTAGGTTTTCCACGCTGCCCCGTTCTTCTTCCTGTCTCGGAACCAAGTGATACTCTCCCACTACTTCATCTACCAGATCCAAACATTGGCTGGTCCGCAACAGGTCCCATTCCGCTCCTTCGCAATCCATCTTTAGCAAGCCCACTCGATTTGGGCAGCCATTTGTAGAACTGCGCGTAGCTGTCCGTTGTAGCACTTCATCAATACCCACAACCCCCACAGTTTCCATCCCTAGATTATCCGTAGTAACAAACCGTCCACCCGTATTGCAATCTACGCCAGCTGGCTCGACTAGACGCATATAGCCAGGATTTTCATTGGCTCTCCAGACTGCCAAGTGATGTATTTCTACCGTCTGCCAAGCCTCCAGAGCAGAATGCAGATTATGAACCATGCACTTTACATTGTCCCAATTGGCCTCGTAACAGTAGATCTTGGCAGCGTGCCGGCGCAAGCAGGCAGCGGCGAAAGAACCAATATGCGCGCCAATATCTACCACACTGCGGCCTACCAGAGAATCGGGTAGTTGGTACTCGTTCCGCAGAGACACGCTTTCCCAGATGGCTTGATCCCAGGTATTTGGTCGGAAGCACAGCCCCATTTTAGCACCCCTCCAATTTTACCAAAGCCACGGGGCAGCGCTCGTAGTATTCCCAACGCCCGCGCCAAATCCCACGGTTCAAACCCCCGGTCAAGAACATCGTTGCTCGTCCACCCCCGCCGATAATCAGCGTCGGAACTCCATTCAAGATATACAAACTCCAATAATCTTCACAGCCCGCACGTCCTGTTCCTATCTTCCCATTCTGCATCAATTGCAAGGGCCGGATATTCAAACCAATGCGCTCGTATTGATATAGGCCGACTACTTCATCTGCTAGCCTGTCTTCATCCGGGCTCATATACTGAGGATCCCAAGGACGCCCACACCAACGCTGGCATAGGCCATCGATGATTTGCAGGCATTCCGCACCAAAATAGAAGGTACGGGGGCTGCGATTCGGTCCTTGATAGCGCCATTTGTGTTGACAGCGATGCTGAAAGATTCGATTGTCTTGCAGATCAAAATGAGTCAAGCCGGCACCGTTGTCATCAGCGCCACGCCCAGGCATGGCATAGCGGGTATTCGTCTTTGTCCAGGCTAGCAGGAAAGTATCCTTATCCCCATACACGACCCGGTAGAAACGATCCGAGTGCTCATTGATCCACATGGTAAGTTGTAGCGCGGGCCAACATTTGCGCTTGTCTACCATAAGTTGGCCCGTTTCAAAAGCGCGGCTGCTGATGTAAGCCATACCACACGATTCCCAAGCTTTGGGCGGAATCCATTCCATCCGGTTGGGCGGTGGGATGTCGGGCCAGAACACAGCGCCAAGCTCTTGGAATAACATAGCATCGAACAAGTAAGTAGGATCCCGGCAGGGGGTATTGTCTGCATCCAGATACAAGACCTGGTAGAAAGGAGAATGGATAATAGAGTAAGGCTTGAGTTCCCAGCCGGCCAGGATCCGCGCCGGATGTAGTGCTGTATGGTCCCGAGCGTTAACGCATTCGACGTTCAACTCGCTTTGTACCAGGTCGATCATCGTCGGGTCCATTTCCCCAAGCCCGATATACCACCACTGAATCGGCAGCTTACAACCCAGGTCGCGCAGGCGCTTGGTGCAAACCCAAGCTTGAGTATACAAGTCTGTTCCCCCCACACCCATAACAATACCCTTTTCCTGGGGCAGGCTAGGACAGGATAGGCGCAGCGCCCTCGCCGCAGCAGCATCAGCACCAATTATGTGAGCGTCCGATACTACCTTCCAGCTGGACCATTCAGCCTGGCTTCCTTGGGGAACGATGGGGGGAGAATCCAGAAGCTTGAGAGCAGACACCAGGCTCATATTCTCCGATGGCATCTGCACAGGTTCGGGCAGATCGTTCCAGGATCCGTATTCAGGGGTATAAATTGGGCAATGATCCCAGCAAAATCGTAACGTAGTGCGGCCATCAGGCTTGCCAGGATTAGAACAAGAAAAGACCTTGACACGAGTATTATTTGTGCAGCTCCCGCAGACATTCTGGTCCTTTTCAGGTCCTAGGTAGGCACAAGGCAGCGCCCGGCGCATTTCTCTAGGAGCCGGACTTGGTGTGCGTTTATGCTCCTCAACGATTGTTTCTACTTCCAGACGGTCGATTTCCTCCTTACTCAAGCCTAAATAGAGTTCAACGAAGTGTTTCCGATAGGACAGAATCATATCCCGGGTGCAGGGACGCTCCGGGTGGCAATGACCGCTACACAGCTCCCATAAGCGTCCTAGCATCTTGCGTTCATATTTCGGGCAATAGCCCGGAGCTGGGCACTCACAATCCAAGGATCTGATTTTTTTCGGAGCTGTATTTGCTGTAGTTGGAGTATCCATAGTTCAATTCACAATGTCTGCGGTGACCATACAATTCTCGGCCAGACAACAGTCTGTTGAGGCTGATGTAATTTGCTGGAAACCATACACCAGATGGAAAGGATCACACGTACAAGCCGTGACGCCATTGTCGAGCTGACTGTCGTTCCAGTCCATGCTAATGCTGTCGTTACCACAATCGCCATCTGGCTTACAACGTACCTTGAACTCATACAGGCCACAACCCTCATGCGGGCCGCCGACGACATAATTGCAGCGTAGCTGAGCGCCAAAGCATTTCGGACCCTGTTCAGGAATGCAATTGATGCCACCTACAGAGCCCCGCCAAACCAGAGCTACTTGGCCATATTGACATTGGGCTTTATCTACCACCAAAAACTGGTAGATGCAAATTTGATGCGTCATGCCATCGGTGCAGGGACAGCCAGGACATGGAGGGAATGTTCCTGGACGGGTAGCGCTGTTATAGGTGACGTGATAGCAAGGCTTGGGATCCGGACAACAGGAACAGGCACGAAAGCCCGTGCCGGAACCAGTCCCCCCCGGACAGCAGTCGCTGGTGAAAATGCGCTTGTTGGTCTTGGGATCGCGGATCAAATAGCGCGATAGGAAGCGCTCGCTATTGACAATCTGGCCGCAAAAGTTGGTGGAGAATATGCGTTTGTAGGTTCTCGGTTCCAACAAGCGTAGATAGGTAGCCAAAAAGCGATGTCCCGTTATTCCGTCCGGACAGGTAGCTACGAAAATGCGCGTCCCGGTACGTGGATCTACAAGCCGATGATGGATAGCCCGAAAGCGCGCGTTGTTGACCGTCATAGAAGCTACCCACCAGTGAAGTTCGCATCCTGGAAGAGAATTCGTTCCACATCCACCCAATCAGTACCGTTCCAGATGCCCGTAACGGGATCGACCTTTGGCTTTTGTACGTAAGCATCCAGAAAGCCAAAATCCCCCGGGCCGACAATGCGCACCATCTGCACTTCGGGGGGATCCCAGTTGACCAGGTAGACAGGGGCCGTGCCCGATATGGCCGTGCCAGGCACATAGTTACCGCTGCCGACCTGGGTATTTGTGCCTGGGAAGACAGCTCCCCCACTCTCGTCGGAAGCCAGAATCCCCGAGAACTTGGCGCTATAGCCCACGAGCTGACCATCATAATAGATCCCCGACGTCAGCGGGTAGTTGTTGCGCTCCACGATCCAACAGGGCTCTTGTTTGGGCAGGCCGCTAACATGCGGATCGGTTCCGTAGACTTGTCCAGATAAGCCTTGCCAGCCAGATACAGGACTTATGCCGCTGGTGAACAGGCCGGACATGTTCCTGCTACGCTGGGCGGTATCGTAGGCATATACGGCCCCCGAGTAGTGACGCAGGTTGTTGATGTAAATGCCACTTTCGCTATGGACGCGCACAGTCTGCATTTGCGGCACGACATGCACCGCCTTGGCGCCGCCCGCGGTCCAATCGTCCGGGAACGAGTATTGCATCTTGCCGTGTTTGACCACGTTGGCCCCGTACATCGTGTTCGGGTTGATCATGGTCAGGATGGCACCGCTGTGATGAATCGGGAAGGGCTTGGTGCCGTCGATACCGCGCCAGTAGATGGACAGGAAGGGAGGATTCTGCGCACCCCCTACCAGATTCCGGCCGCCGCTGGTGCCCTCAAACAACAAATTCTCTATGACATATCCAGATTGGATATTCGGATCCCCTAGGTCAATCCCCGAGACCAGTACACCGCTATTGCAATAGCCCGATATAGTAGCGCTGTACTGGATGGCCAGACTGATATCCTGGTACAGGTTGCTAAGGATCTGGCCTTTCCAGCGATTTCCCGTTGGAAAGTAGTCCTGAGCAGCAACGGCAATGGCTTCGGTCTCTTCATCCACGAAGATGAAGGTGAACGTCCCCGAGAAGTAGTTGTTGGCCAATGTGGTAAAGATCAGTCCACTACCCCCCGACGCACAGAAGCCCGAGCCCTGGGCGTAGGTGCCGCTCAGGCGATCCTTGTCCGTCCAGCTCTGCGCTGGCAAGGGACCACCCACCCCTTTGACCGTGCCCCCGAAGCCGCTAAAGGGGGGTGTGCCGTATTGGTACTCTTCTACTTTCTGATTCCAGGGCTGACTGCGCATCACCCGCGTCGTCGCTAGTCTTTGCCTTGGTGAGTAGGTGTAAAGCAGATCGTGAAAGCCCTCCGGATCCCAAAGAAAGGTCCCGGGAAATACTTCGTCCAGAGCTACGGCAACCTGGGTTGTGTAGTAGTTGACTGCCAGGGCCGTTGCCAGAGCAGTCAAGCCGCTTTCATTGGCCGGATGGACGTCCAGATGGGTCAAGCCCGAAGCCGGCTCACAAGCCCGTTCCCCCGAGAACAGCGCCTTGGCCGTGGTGCGCAGGACGACGGAGTAACCACCCGAGAAATCAATGGGCAGTCCAGTCACTCCGGAAATCAACCATCCCGATTGTTGCGGTCCGGTCCCGCCTAGACCCGAGACATACGGCCCCCCAGACTTGATACCAACTGTAAGAGGCCAGACACCCCCAAAGCTCTCCTGATGCCAGAGGGTAGCATCCGGGGGCATGGTGCGTTTGTTGTAGAAGTGAGGTACAGGAGCATCGTTGTAAACGTAGCTCGGAAAGGTCACCGTAACGCTGGCCGGGATGGCAAAGTTCCGCGCCGTCGTCAGATCCCCCACGGGTAAGGCACTACCCGATGGCGAGAACAAGTCCCCGCCGGCCGTGCGCAGGCGCTGAAGTCCACTGGTGACAATCCCGCCCAGCTCGGCCAGGTTGGTTTGCACCGTGGAAATAGATTGAGTTGTGCTGCGCAGAATGTAGGTGCCGTTGAATTTCCGGACGAACACGGCGCCGACATTAGCCGCTACCGCGTCCAGCAGCTGGGCAGCGTTCTCGTAGTTGCACCAGAACGGTGAATCCCGCTCCGGTACGACATAGGCCGGGTCGATGGGATCGAGCAAGAGAAAGATCCCCAGAGCTTCGGCCAGGGAGAACAAGATCTGTTGCCAGCTCGATTCGCCGATGGTCAGGCGTGCTAGTAGCGTATCGAAAGCGTCGTGCGGAAATTGAGGAGCCATCAGGCTCACGGGGGAGAATTGCCACCAAAAGCGCTCATCAACCAGGGTGATAAGATACAGGCCATCGAAGTTGCCACCATGTTCCGCCAGGGGCCGCGGCGGCAGCATGTACATATTGGTGATGATCGAATAGGGGGCAGCTCCGAGAGCGTCTTGCGGTGTATTGGGTGCAAAGATCAGAGGCAGAGCCTTGATGTGGAAGATACCCGGGACGTTGCCCAAAGAATCGGCTCGTTGTCCCGACGTCGAATAGCTGCCGCTGGTCATCGGTAGCTGGGTCGTGCGGATCAGCGCCCGTACCTGGCTGCTGGTCATCAGGCCACGAAACACGCTCCAGCGCGAAGCACCATTGGGATAAAAGAACTCTCCTATTTTGATTTCCGGATTAAGCTTGTACTCATCGACAGTCTGCCGCGCAATACCAGCCAGATTACGGCCGGGGAAGGACGCCACCTCATAGTAGTCGTCCAGGTAGCGGAACGGCAGCAGCCGGTCTAATTCTTCGACCAGGTTTTCCAGGGGCTGCTGTTGCTGGACGGGGGAGCGTTCTTGGCCTATGTAGTCCGATACCTTGCTGGGCATGCGGTAGGCTTTGGCATCATCAGCAAAGAAAGGGATCCCGTTAAAGCTGAGTTCAAAAGCGGTGTTTTGGTTCCAGATGATCGGCATAGGGGAAGATTCCTAGCTACTAAATATCAAATCAGGTATTTGCTTGGTTGCAGGCAAGGTACGATCTACACCCGCTGGATTGAGCCACGCCGGACGTGGGAAATTCATATCATTAGTTATCTGGGCGCTGGGGTTCTTGGCCCCGAAAATGTACACACCAGACAAACGATACAACACCGTGGTACCGTCAGAGCCGGTTGTCATGCTGGCAGGCGTAAACCAGGCATCCAGTATCAGCCAAGGAGAACCATCACTTATCTGGTAAGTAGGATACTCAGGTTGGTTCAGAGCCTTTAGCGCCGTCCACTTGCTGACTAGTAGAGTAGTTGGCATGGCTAACTGCACGAAAGCTACGGTGCTGCCGTTGAAGCCACTAGGTGACGTCAGGCCCCCCATGTATTTATGCTGGTCATTTTCATACTCGTTCTCCACATAGTATTCGGTGAAGAAGCTCAGATCAGGCGAATGCGGCTGGTAACGCGCATTGAAGTTGGTGTAATCAATAGGAGTAATTAACACCGATGCCAGAGTGAATTCCTGATTTTCCGTACCGTGGAACAAAACCTGTTGCGGCATACCCGTAGTTGTAGAAGCGGAGGTTTCCAGCTGCTGGCCTGCTTGTCCCGGAGCTAGTCCCTTTAGCATCTGCCCGGTTGTGCCGTCTAGGGTGGCTTGTAAGCAAGGATCGTTGTAAGCGGCAGCCTGGAGCAACACACCAGCAGAACCACGATCAAAATAGCCGGGGGGCTGGAAACCGTCTCCCTGACTTCCGGCACCGGGGGTAGTTGCAAAGTTTGCCCAACGCGAAAAGCCCCACAACGCCGTATAGATACCTTTGCCCTGATTAGAGCCATCGCTGGATCCGGGTAGGGGTGGTGACAATGCTTCAATAGCACAATCGACCTTGTTTTCGTACAGCTCAGTGCTAACTCGGGCCGATACGGGAATAAAAGTTTCATTGGGATTAAGTGCGGCAATCACCTTACTAATGGCTACGCCAACGCACGTATTAAACAATTGCACCTTGCTGGTAAGCTTATCCGCGGTCATTTCCACATTGCACTGAATAAGACGCATCGGCTGGCCATTATAAGGAGCGCTGGTCTCCGAATAGTTCCCGCGTGCAGTGAAAGCTGGAGACGGGGGAGTTAAGTAAACTTCCCGGTCTTCTACCCGATAGCGCAGCTTCAGGCCATCCGGATCGATCGCATAATAACTACTCACCCGGATCCAGCCAATAGGCACCCCAACCACAGCAAAATCGCTACGGTAAGAGTCGGCAATGCTGCCATGTACATTATCACTACGGATAACGTAAATGCCTTCTCGGACACGCCGGCTCATCTGGTTTTCGTCCAGAGTAACGTTTTCGCTCCAACGGTTGTAGAGCACATCCCGGCCAACAGTATTTTGGATGACCCCCTGGCCTGTAGTAGTATTACATTCCCAATAAGCACCTTTGATGTGATACATCAAAATCCAGGTCTGGTTGTTCATTTCCAAGCAATCGCAACTGACCGGTTTGGGGCCGTTCTCGGCATCTACGGTGCCAGGTAAACCGGTCTGGGGCAGAGTGACAAGTTCCCGGCCATTGTAGGTGAAGGACAGCTTTTTGCGATGCACCATCAGGCGCTTGCGTAGTAGCTGGAGAATGTTAGCTGGGTTGAACACAGACTCTTGACCTACCAAGTCATTAGCAATCATCACCAGGTAGTCGGTATTGATGATGCATGTTACTTGGATGTCATAGTCAATAAGGTGCCAATCTGTATCAGAGCCATCCTTTCGAGTCGCCTGCGCAAAATTAGTCGTCGTGGCGTAAGGAAGCTGCACCCCATTGTAAGTTACTACCGACATAGTTGCTCCCCTATTTCATCCACGGCGGCCGTCCATGAGCCTGGAACCAAGGGCCACCCCCAAGCGCTTCGGCCCATTCCCCCGCAGTCTGCGCATTCATAGGCCCCTGAGCTTTCCCCTTCCCGAATATATCGGCAAGCTTATTCATGGCCGCTAACAACAAACCATTCGATTGAATAATTCCCATGAATGCAGGGGTCAGGTTCTGGACCATAACATCAGCAATGCCCAGGCCGATGGTTGCAGCTTTAGCCTTAGCATTAGCCCAGAAGTCCTCAAATACTGCTAGACGAGCGTTGAGACGATCCAGAGCGGCGCTCAGATCCCGGGCCGGCTCGGCTCGGCGTTGGCCCCGTTGGAAATCCAGTAACATCTGGCGCATCTGATGTTCAGCTTGCACGACCGACATAGATGGGGATATGCGAGCAAAGCGCATGTTGGCTTGATGTAATCCTTCGGCGAAGTCGCGGAGCTTCTCTAACGCTTCTCCCATCACCCGCACGAGCTTACCAGCGGTCTCGATCCCAACTCCGGCCGGTCCGGGAATCATCGCTCCCGCTGCTTCACCAATCCCGCCAACCCCTCCCACGATATGGCCAAAGCGTTCGCTTTGTAGCAGACCCCCGGCCGGACCTTTGAAACCTCGTGCCATAGCTGGGAAGATTCTTACAGCATCCTCCGTAGCTTTTTGCAACCACACAGGAAACTTTTTCTCTACAAAGTCTCGGAAAATGCCAAGAGGATCCGATTCTGCTTTCTCCGGCTTTTCCCTGCCCCCACGCCCCGTTATGTTCATCACATGCTGATCAATCTGAGCTACCCGATTGATCAGCTCACGAAACTGTTCCAGCAAGCGCTCGCAGCAATCCTCACCAGGTCCCAGGGGCACCCCTGGTGCCTGTCGTTCTCCGGCCCGCTGGCTTACCGCAGTTTCCAGCCGGCTCGATAGGGCTCCCCCCATAATCTGTGCTAGTTGCTGGCCAAGACGATCTTCGGCAACTGGTTCCAGCGGCCGGGGCTGGGTTACATCTGATCCCCGCGCCATGCGCTGGCCGATGCTACTAAGAGCGCGCTCCAACTGATCCGCGAACTTGCTGGCCTCTGCCTCATCCGTAGGGTAGGCCATGGCTGGAGCCGCGGTCCCATAAACACCATAAGCTGGCAGCAAATCATTGAGACGCGATTCCAGGCGGCGCAGGGCCTGATCAAAGCGATCTTGTTCGGGGGTAGAACTAGGCATTGGTGTCCGCCTTGCTCCGGTGGGCCTGGGTGAATATCGCCTTGGCTAAGAGGGCTTCTCCAAGGCCGTCGCTGTTGGCGTTCCAGAATTCATCGCTTGGTTCGATGAGCCCAAGTCCGGCGTTGATGGCGTAGAGGACGGGGCCGGCGCGGCGGTGCTGGATGCGCCGGCGGTTGAGCCAGATTCCAAAATATTCGAGGTAGGTAATGGGACGTCCGGCGAGGGTTTGGTAACGTCCGGGGTCGCCATCGCAGACATCGGCGTATTCTTCGAATTTTTTTTTACCACCCCCGCCCAATCCAGGAAGTGATCGAGCAATTCCAGACAGGCCAGGTCTTCCAGGCCATTGTCCTGCCCCAGCGGATCTAGGTTGAAGACATAACGAATCTTCTTCATCACACCTTCCAGGCCCTTGAGCTTATCCTTGCTCATACTCTTGGCCAGCTTAGCATCGGCTTGCAACTCCGGACCAACCTCCATGAAGCGACGATATAGCACTAGCGGGTCTGCCCGTCGAGACTTCACCCCATCCCAATAGTAGTAAATTTCCCGCTGACTTGGGACAAATACGCCTTCAGGGGGCTTGCCAGAAAACCACCTTATAATTTCAGATATCATAGGTACTCTTCTTAGGTGTCCAAAACGTTCGTCCAGATGAGAGCGTTGGTGGCGCCCGTAACGACGCCGTTAACAATACCGGCCGGATCGGTTGTGTATGGGATGGCCCGCCAGGTTGTACTGAGGATTTGCTTTTCCACCCCCAAGGGCATTTCGATGGCGTCGATCAATTGACTGTACAGGAAGCAATAAGGCTGGCTGGTGCCAACCTGGACCGCGGTAGGTACAGCGATGTTGAGCCCGACATACTTGTTGCCGGCGCCAAAGCGGGGCTGGGCCAGACCCCCCACTGGCCCGCCCATACGTGTACCGGCTCGACCGACAGCCCCATACACGTTACCTCCACCCATGGCCAGACGACTACACTCGGCCAGCACCGCCGGGTCAAAATGGATCAAGTTAATCCGGATTATGGCCATGGCCAGCATGATCTGAGTATCCGGAGGGACCTCACCACCCCAGGCGTCCAGATTCATGTCCCGGTTCTTGTACTGGACCTGAACGTTGATACGGTCGAAGGGCAGCCCAAGCTGCGTCAAGGTCGGAAAGGCTGTATCAACCGCTCCCTTGACCAGCACCAGCGACTCACCTGTAATTTGAAAATCACGAGGCACAATTCACCTCCTACATATCTTCGATATAACCCCAGAGCACAGCCCCAGAGCTAGACAGCTCTTGTGGCGTACCACCGGGGGTCAAGGGCGGCACGTAGGGTATCGCCCGGAAAGTAACATCGAGAATGCTTTTCTCCGTTCCCATCGGCCATACTGAAGGAGGATCACCCGTGATGTAGGTAAACGGAAAACGAAATGGATATTGCAACTGTGGCGACAGAATATTGAGGCTCACGTAATGATTGCCACTCGCCATCGGCTGTCGTCCGCGCCCCAGAGTCAAGCCATTAGGGGGCAAGGTGCCGGCATTCTGAAGCACACCATTCATGCCCAATACGTCACCCGGGAAGGCGTTGCCCCCGCAAGCTTCCGACCAACAGCGGTTGACTACGCTAATGTCCCAATGACACAAACGCAGCGCGATGGTAGCGCTGGCCAGGTTGTACATAACTTCGGCTGGGATGGTTGGGCCGAAATCATCACAACTGAGTTCCTTGTGCTTGAACTGCAAGCCGACGTGGACTTCATGCAGGCACAATCCCAGCTCGACCTTGTTGGTCAAGCCCGATGCGGTCGGCGGCACATGGGCGCCGAAAGCGACCTTGATGAGGGCCTCACCGGGGATTATGAAAGTCTCTGGCCATGGGCCAGACTCCTCCTTCTCAAACTACAGGTTTGCTCCCGGGCCGTTGCTAGGATCCCCCAAGCTGAACGGATCTACCCGCAGACAGTGCAAATCCACTTCGTTGCCAAAAAGCTTGACCTCGATATCCGTGGTGCCTTCCGGTTGCCAGGTAAAACCGGCTTCATCCCCCTGGATCTGCACGATACGATCCAGAGCGTTGAGGTAGTGAATACCAAAGCGCAGTAGCTCTTTCTTCGGGATGTGCCAGATGGCCCGATGGCTAACCGTCATATCGCGCTGGACTGTCTCACCCGTCTTGTTCTGCCTGGAAATCCGGCAATTGAACAGCTTATATTGCACCACTTGGCCTTGGAACTGATCGTTGCCACGCTTGAGCAGAAAGATGGACTGGGTAATGCCCGCATACACCGTGCGGTAGGCCGTCGTCGTGGTTGTGCGCCGGTTCAGCGGCATTGCTCAAGGCTCCCTAACTAGCGGCAGGCGCCACAATGGCCAACGTCCTCGCACCCATTTGCCCCAGTACGCATGAACATCTAGCCAACCCCGATTCCAGTTGTTGTGATCCGTACGCTGCCAAACTACCGAGTACGGATTAGCCCGATACGCCACCCCCTGAATCCGAGCGTCACAACCATGATTAAAAACCTCCGTTGCCCGTTCTGAGCCTGCTAGTATAGCCATGTCAAAAGTGCCAATTACGAAAGTTGAACAAGGTTTGTTTCATAAAGCCTGTCAGGGCGGCTTTGTGTTGCTTGAGGTAACTAATGGCCCGTTCCTCGTAACTTTCGCTGCTCAGGGGTTCCCCCAGGGGGAACAGGTTGCGCATGGTTGAAATCAGTTGGGTCACCCCCATCTGGAACGAGGCCGGCAATTGGTCCGGGGTCCAGCCCGCATAGTAATCGACCTTGATGGTGCCGTAGCCTGTTCCCAGATAGCTCGATAAGAGCCCGACCGTACGTACCACCGGGCGGGGCCAGTAGTCGTTGTTGCGGATCAAGATGGCGCGCCGAGAACTACCATCATCCTGATCCACCCACAACGCGAAGTCCGTGCCGAATACCAGTTGATTGGGCTGGGGGTTGTTGTCGAAGCTGTTGGGTGCCTGCCCCCACAATCCCCCCTCATCAATCCATACCTGAATGGTGGGCACGGTGTATACGGGCCGGCTACGCAACACTAGTTTTTGCGTACCTGTACCGTTGTAAAAATCCACATGATGATTGTAAAAAATGCCCGAGTTCTGCCGGCCTAGATACTCTTCGATCAAGTTAGCGGCGCAGGTATTGATGAACGTCAGCTTGGCGTCCTCTTCCGTGTTGTCCGGATCTATTTCTAAATAGATCTTCAGAGTATCCAAATCGGTGAACAGCGGCATAACCAAGGCTCCTGTATCTGGCGGGGGGGTTTTAAGGATCACCTCCACCCCCCGCCAGTTTCGGGCTTTACGTTGGTTACACTTGCGGGAAGTTCGACGCCCCGCTGCCAGGACTCCACGTGAAGCCAGCACCAGAACCCACGGTGCGCTTCTGCTTGATAAAGCCGGCGTTGTAGAAGTTCGGGAATGCCCCCGAAAGACTGATCAGACGGGCAAAGCGGTGCGGCATCTGGAAGGCGCCGAACTGAATGCCGCCCGAGCAGAACACCGGGGCATTGTTGACTGGGGCCGTCACACTGAAGTTACCGGACGTCCATAGTCCGGAATTCACCCAGAAGTTACCGCCCGATACCAGGTTAGTCTGCCCCACGGGTAGACCACCCGGGGCCGCACCCGCCGACAGACCGGACGTCGGGTCCGTGAACGAACCAGAGGCCGTACCGTCGCAGGTCTGCACCTGAAGGTTGATAGCGCCCGAACCAGGGCCGCCGGCGCAGAAGATGTTTGTCAACGTATTGGCAAATTCCATGTCGATGATTTCACCGACCAGAGGGCCGCCACCACCCGAGCCGAGCGAAACGCTGACTCGATAGTCGGTAGTATTGGCCAGATCCACCACAAGATTCGCGCTCACGATTACAGCTCCTAACAGGAGGTTAAAGGTACAAGAAAAAGAGGGTGCATAACCCCCTGTTTACTGGTTCACGACGTCCAGATTGTCCATCAGCACCAGGCCGATTTCGTGGCGGACCTGGACGTCCGCGGACAGGATGCCCTTGACCCACGTCTGATCATTCACGAACGGCGTGTCGCCCAGCGTAGTAGCACTGAACTCGATGGCGCCGAACATACCGATCAGTACGTCGGAGAACATGCCGCCCAGGATGTAGGTCAGATTGGTGGAACCACCCTTACTACGGACCTGGCTAACCTGAGTGCTCTTGGTCACCGGGTAGGTCGCCAGGGTCGGCTTGGACGATTCGCCAGGCTCGCGAATCATGTTAAACAGGAACATGCCCTGGCGGTCACCCTGGCTGACGGCATCGGCCCGCAGCTGGAGGTACTTGTACCAGGTCTTCGGACGCATGATCCAGCTTTCGAAAGTGGCGTTACCTTCTTCGACAGCCGCCACCATACGATAGATGTCTTCGGCAACCAGACGATCACCGTTCGGCCCGGGCTGGGACGACGTGATGTTCTGGATGCCCTGACGATTGATCAGACCGAGCGGCCGGTTATCACCGCCCAGACCTTCCAGGCCGGCCAGGTCCATGCCGAGCGCCAGGCTCTTGGTCATGTCGTCGCGCACCAGCGCTTCCGCGGCCGGGTTGGCGAAGCGAATTAGCTCATTCGGCATCTTGATAAGAACCGTGAGCTTCTTCGCTTGCAGGATGATTTCACCCGTGCCGATGTCGCTGCTGGTGATCGGCGAATTTTCGCCGACCCAGAAGGTCAGTGAAGCTGCCGTCTGCCGCGGGTACTTCATGCGCCCTTGCGGGGGCAGCGGCACGGTGCGGGCGCCGGCGTTGACAAGCGCTTCCTTGTTACGAAGCAGTTCGATGAGTTCGCCTTGCTCCGGAGGGGCCACCAGCGAGCCGCCCAGAATTTCGTTGAGCCAGGACAACGTCTTGACGTCGTAGCCCTTGGCCTCGAAAAACTTGCTCTGTATCCGAACGGCTTCATCCGGATCGTAGCCATCCACGCCCGCTTGCATGGACATCTTCATTTCCCGGCGGAAGTCTGCGGGAACGTAGTTGTCCGGGAAGAAGGCCGGCGCCAGGGGGGCCAGAAAAGCACGGTCGCCAGGGACATGACCGCTCTTGTAGTCGTAGCGCTCGCCACCCCCCTCGTTGTAGATCTTGTGCAGCCGGTTGTGGAAGTCGTATTCGGTGCGAGCATTGTCAGGCTGAAGCTGCTTGGTGATCAGGCCAAACATCTTGATCAGGCTGAAACCGCGCGAACCCATGCTGTCCTCGCCCTTGCGGACATGGGGCACGCCGAATACATCGCTGGCGCTCGGGTGGCGCGGATCCCGAATGGCCCCCAGACGGTCTGTCAGGGCCTTGACGCCCTGCTGGATGCCGGCAAGGGCCTCCGAGTTCTTCTTGCTCAATTCCATCGCCTTGGTGGCAATGGCCAGAGAATTGTCCTGATCCACGGTAATTGCTCCTTTGGGTAAAGGTCACTTGGGCCTTTCCCCGGCGGTCGCGTCACCGGGATAGGTTCCCTTTCGTTATGGGTGAAAGGTCATCGTGGGGTGGTAATCTTCTGGAGTTTCTGCAACGTCGTGTACAACTCCTCAATTTGGGAGTTGTGATCTTCTTCTTGTTCCAGCCATTCCTGCATCTTGGTTTCAACTTCACCAGGACCAGGTTGGTCCGGAGTCGATTCGGCTCCGTCCCCGACCAACGTATCCGGCCCGGCCCCTTCGTGTAGCTCCTCCTTCTCTGTCAAGATGTCATCCAGGGACTTCTTGACCATCATACATTTGGCCCGGTGCGGATCGCCGAAGTCGGGGGTCATCGACAAGGCCTTGAACCACTTGGCGGCGTGCGCTACCGGACCATTCTGGCCGCGATGCCCAGACTCACGGCCTTCTTCCTGCCAGTAGTCCAGATCACCGGGGATTTGACTCTTCTTGTTCGGATCGTATATGTTCACCCCCCGGTTGTTGTTTTCGGCCGTGGCCGGTACTACTTCACGATTATTTTCGTGGCGCTCGGGACCGGTTTGCACCGACTTCTTTTTATCCTCTGGTGTATGAATGTCGTTCAAAGGCTGGCGCCGTCGTTGTGCTACCTGCTGCGCTACAACACTGCCATGATCCTTGGCCCCAACGCCTGGTTCCCATTCAGCCGGAGGTACATGATCTTGCGTTGGTGTCTGTGCTAGATCTTCGTGCGCTTGTTCTAGCTGGAGCATTCCGGTCAGGGTCTTGTGGTAGTGCCAGGCATCCATGCGATGGCTATTGTCGAAGGGCGAGCCGGCCTGTCCCAGCATGCCCAGAAAGCCAGAGGCTTCGCCGAGCGATTTCTTCTCATGATCCTGGAACTCCGTAGCTCCGTGGAATGCTGGCTTACCTTCCTGGGCGTAGGCCTCTTCACCCAGGTCCTCCCCTGCGGCCGGATCCTTCTCTGGGGTACTGCCGGGGGTTTGCTGGGCAGACTCATGCCCCAAATCCTCGCCGGAGGCATTGGTCCTTCCAGGATGTCCAGGCTTGGCCTGTTCTGTCGATTCGCTGCCCGGGTGCCGGCCGCATTCGCATGGTTCCTTACCACAATGAGGGCAAGCGCTCTTAGTACCCATACAAGCTTTGCAAGTACAATTGGCCCGGCCGTTATTCGGACACTGGCACATGCCCGATTTCTTGCCCAGTTTGTTGGCCCGAGCCAGAGCATTATGTTCGGCCTTCTCGGCGGGCGGAACTTTCATCAGGGCCTTTTCCTTGGGCTTGATGCCATGAACCAGTTCGTTGTGCGCTTCGTAGTGCCGGGCGCCAGCTTCATAGTGAGCCGAAGCCTGCCGATGTTCCGCAGCGTGACTATGAGCGTGCCCTGCCTGGACATGATGACGAGCTGCTGTTTCATGGGAAGCATGATATCCGGCTTTGGCAACATGCGACTGGTCTAAAGCAGCTTCCGAATGCTTTTCAGCTTCTGCATTGCGATTTTGACTGTTCTGAGTCTGGCTGTGAGCCCGTTGTGAAGCATCATGGGCCGCCTGACTCATCGGATGAGGCTTATAGGGCTCCAGAGCCTTGTCCAGCTTGCTCTTTTCCATGCCCTGCACCGATTCCTCCGGCGGCGGTTCCTCACGGGTTTCGCTGGTGGCCGGGGCGGCTTCTTCCTGACTGGTATCGCTGTCGTTCTTGCCGCCGGCTTCTTCTCCCCCTTCTTCCTCCCCTCCAGCTCCTTCCTCCGGAACTTCCTCACCCGCGGCTTCCTCCCCCTCGTTGTCGATGCCTTCTTCTTCCGGCTTCATCCCCCCTTCCAGCTCTGGCAAATCCTTGTATTTCTCCTCGCTGGAAAAGATCTGCTCGGCTTCGGACAAGCCAGCTTCAAACTGCTCTAGCAGCTTGTGAACGAACTTCTCGACCCGTTGGTTTTCGGTGTGTGGCAACCACGAGTCATATTCCTCCATATGCTCGCTGAAATCGGAGTGAATGCGCCGGATGACTTGGGCACCGTGAGGTTCGCCGCCTCCCCCTCCTTCTTCCATGCCAGTGCCTTCGGGCTCCTCGTTCATATCGGCGGCATCCTGGTCGATTTCGCTTTTCGTGGCAACGCCCATGGCTTTGCTCCCCTGTTCCAAGGATTTTCCGGATACGCCAAAGGCCTTAGCCACAGCATCAATGCCGTCGTCGGCCCCGATGAGTTTCACGCGCGCCAGTCCCCCAACTACGCCCATGTGTTCCATCTTGAGCTTGTGCTCGGCCACGGCCTTCTTAACCATGTCCAGATCCTTTTCCGAGACACGCACCACAGCCGAGCCGGGGGAGCCGTGGCGCAGGCGTTTCATCGAGCCCTTGCGGTATTTCTGACGTAGTTCCAGGCCTTTGGTGCGCCGTGATAGATACATTACATCACCATCGTTTTTGTCTCGGATCATGGCGGCTCGATCTTCCTCACTCAGTCCTTCCCGGCCTTCGGGTCCGGCCACGGTGAGGGTGCCGGAACGGCGATGATGAGAATAAGCATTGTCGAAGCGACTGCGCTCCCATCCCAAATGGTTGCGCAGCTTGCCAACGTGAACGAAGTTATGTCCCCCTGAGCTTCGATCTACGCTGTCGAAGCCGTGCATGAACTCTGCGGGATCGCTGGACTTGACCCCCCGGCGCTTGCGTTCCCTCTGCCAGTGTTCCCCAATGTGACGGTGCAGCTCGTCGGCCGTATGCACATGATTGGCTTCGACACCCCGGGCGTACTCATGAGCGTCTTCATCACCCGCCCGATGGGCTGTATCCCGAAATTCGTTCATCTGGCCTTCGGACATGTGGCCGACGGCCCGGTAGCGCCTCTGGAACTCACCATGGGTGTAAGGGAGCTTGCCCTTGGCCCGGTACTTCATGCGCAGGGCTTTCTTGTCCTTCCCCGCGGCAGCCCCCAACATGCGCCGTTGCTTGTCCGTAAGCGGATGTCCCTGAGCCGTACCGTCGCGCAGCATCTGGCGAGCTTTCTCAGGAGTAATATCATCACTAGGCTGGTGCTTCACACCCTCAGTAGGTTTGATCTTCATACATTCCCCCCACTCTTTCGGAGGATTTTGTTCGTTGCCGTACTGCACAGAAAGGTAATTATGCACCGACGCGCCGATCATGCGCCCCAAATCCGAATCACCCCAGTCACGCACGTCGATGAACACGTTATGAGGGGGATTTTTCTGGTAAAAGACGCCAATACCGCCGTTTGTGTCCTCATCTTCCTGCGCCGCCGCCTTGTTTACGGCCTGTTGCAGGACAGCGAGAAACTTGTCGGCGTCCGCTGACTTTATTTCGTATCCTCCCGTGACCTGCGCCGGTTTGGGGTCCGACCAGGGAGTTAGGCTTTTGATCAGGTACTCGCACATAGGCTTGCCGCAGATGGTCGGCATGGCCAGAGCCTTGCGCACGGTATCACCGTTGGCTGGCAGCACCACCAGGCTACCCTCTAGCCGGCGCACGCGCAGGAGGTGCATGCCCTGGGGGATACCCTGTTCCGGATCCGGGCGTAGGGGATAAGCTTTGATGGTTTGGTAGCCAATGGAACCAGCGCCTAACAGGCGCACAGCCACCATGTGATAGAGCTGCTCAGCATACAGGCTGTGCTGGTATTCCTGGTTCTTGCTAATCAACGATTCTGGTATCTGGCCGTTCAGATCCATCCAATCGCGCTTGCCCTGGTAGAAGAAAACATTGTCGCGCGCTTCCTTGCGCTCCAGGTCCAGGACCCCGGTGTATTGGGCCAGATCGTAGCGGCCGTCGCCCGAGCGTACGCAACTGAGCCCGATGGGAAGCTGAACGTTCTTGCCGTGATCGAAGAGGAAGATGGGATTCTTGCGGTGTCGATCTAGTTCGATACCTCCGATTTCCAACAGATCCCCTACGCCATCACGATTGATCCCCGAAGCGTAGGGGATCCATACGGACATGGCTTTTTCATCAATGTCCAGGACTTCGGGCATGATGGCATAGTCAAGCCCATACATGCCGCCCTGAAGTTTGTAGCTCCAGCCCGGAGTTTGTACATCCGAACGAGCTTCCAGAATTTTGATGGCTTCCAGTTCCGGGTTCACGGGGGATGATCCTTCGCGAACATGAGGTTATACAAGAAGCGGGCTTGGCTTTCGTCCGTGGCCCCCAGATCGAACACCCTGATAGCATCATCCAGGGTGGAACAAAAGGGGCCGAGTTTCATCAGGATGTCCCGGGCGTCTTCCAGGGACGCGCGAAAGCTCGTCAACGGTTCTTCTACTTTGTTGCTTGGTTGGGCCATCTGTAGAGGACGCATCATCGTAGGACCTTTACTCTAAGGCAAAAGGCGATTTTCCGGCAAGGCTATTCAGGTGTTTTGTCGCGCTCGGTATCCGAGCGCTTCTTGTCCTTGAGGATGTTAAACACGGCTTCGACCCAACGGCCGGCTTCGTCATCCAGCTCCTCTTGGAACTCCTTAACGACATCATCAGGGGGGTTTTGAGGTTTGTTCATTGTTCGACTTCATACGTAAAGCTGCGGACATAACCTTTCTTGGCCTGTTCCGAGTTCCAGCCAATACGGTCGTGCCAGTCATCAAAACTATACACGTCCGCCACACCACGGTCGGGATCCAGAATAAGCGCTATCGTCCGGGCCTTGACTTTCCCTCCTAGCTTGCTTTCCAGCTCCTTCAGAGCTGCTCCCTTGCGGTCGTGAATCATCTGTTGCTTGTTGGCATTCCAGAACGCTTTCTCTTCGGGGGTGGCTTTGGCTAGCCATTCCTTTTCCTTCTTTCCCGGCTCGCCGATGGTTAAACGCCATTGCTGAGCGCCGGGGCCATTACCGGCATTGCCCGTTTTGACCTCCACTGCCTCAAAGCCGGCGATGACATCCAGGGGGAAGTTGTTCCGATCCAAGTCAGCGGTGCGTGCATCCTCCAGACCGATGCTTTTCAGATAATGGATGGCGATTTTCTCACCGATGACTCCGGCTAGTTGCTTGCTGAGCTTGGTTTGGACATTAACTTGATCCCCCCGGAATGCCCGTTCCACTCCTTCCGGAGCTTTCCCTATTTTTACCCGGGTAGAACTTAGTTTTGCGGGTTTAGAGCCCTGATGTTCCTCCGGAGGGGTTTCGGGCCGCTTTTGGACTTCCAAGGGCTTGGCGCTAGGCTTTTTGGGGGTAGAAACAGGCTTCGGGCGGACACACGGAACTCGGACCCCCATTCTGAAACAAAAACGCCGGCCGAGTCGATCCCGGCGCATGCCGGTAAAGCCTGCTTTGACGTCGTAGTCCAGAAGGGCCTTTTCCTGGGGGGAAGAATCTGGCTTGGAACCTCGGGCAGCTTGCCAGGCTTCATCAAGCGAGTTGGTTTCATCCAGCAGTGCCAGCAAGAGCGCCATCTTGCTATCATAATCTAGCCAGGTGCAGATTTCTTCTACCAGTTCCGTTGTGTCCAGATCCTTACGCCCGATGATCATGTCCTGAGCCATCTGCTTGGCAGCGCGCAGAGTTGCCATCGGATCCGTAGCGGTCGAGTAAGCCAGATAGGTGAAGCTTCCTACCGGGATGAAACTAACCCCCAGGCTTGCCGCCGGCCCAGCCATGGCTCCTAACCCGATGCTTACCGGCTTTAAAGTCATCACATCGATGGCGCTAAGCACGGCGCGCAGGCGGCGCGCTTGCTCCGGAGGGACTCCTTTAGCAAGGGCTATCCGTTCCGCCAGTGCCTGCCCGGCCTGGTAAGTCACAAAGCTAGCTTTGGTTCCGAAGCGGATCGCAACCCAGACCTTCTGAGCGATACTTTGGATCCGGGGCGGCAGCTTGTTAAGGTTTTCTTCGATGCGATCCTGCGCCCATTCCTTGGCAACTTGCTCGATGTGCTGGATATTATGGCCCGTCTTTTTGAGCTGCTCCAAGAGCTTGCCCCGGGAACTAGCCGGTCGAACTTCTGGTGGCTTTGGCCTGGCTGTGCTTTCCCGGCCGCTCTCAACAAACTGGCCGGTGTTCTCGGGCTGTCCGCGGGGGTGCTGGGATTCGACAAAGTGACTTTTGGCCCGATATTGGGATCGTAGATCCTTGAGCTTCTTCGGAAACTTGGGGGGCTTGACCAGCTCGGCACCATGCCCCGCCGCCAGCCAGGACATGGTTTTTTTGTTTATGCCAGAAGGGGCCACCTTCCTGCGACCCAGGAACATACGATGAACAAGAGCAGATCCCATTTTCAAGGAAGCTGCACCCGTAAATTCCTCATCAGGATGAGACTCCAGAAATTGTTCCTCTAGTGCAGGATCCGGATGTAAGACGGCACCGGGCAGCAACTGATACTCATGGACCATGCCGTGCAGGCTGGCCAGTTCCGGACTGGTGCTGATGAATACGAATTCGTCCTGCGGAGTATGATCCTTGGGAATTCCCACGTACACCTTGACAAGAGTATCATCCCCCTTTCTTGCCGATGTCCGGATGGGTTTACTGCCTTTGACCGGGACGGGTGCCGGTTCCCCCGGAGCTTTTGGTCCTTCTACCGGATCAATATTGGCGCGCCTTCTGGGCTTGTCGTCGGTTTCCTTCTGCCTCATCCGGTCGGATAGCTCTTCTGGCAGACAATGACCCCTTTCATCCCTAGGACAAGTATCAAAATAGCTCCCTTTGACCAGCTCGGGCATGGTCTTACCGTGCGGCTCAAAGTAGCGGACGCGCAGGACACGCTCGGCCTTGTCGGCTTTCTCATGCGCCGTCTCGTACTTCATGCCATGCATCATCAGAAGGGATTCGTGAACTTCGTGATAGCAGATGAGCGACAGGTCGTGCGTTTCCAGGCTGTCATCCAGCCAGATTTCATCCTTGGGGATCCAGGAATAGCGATAGCCATTACCCCCCTCGATGTAATCCATATTGTGTTCGATCTTCTGCCGGTCGCCATCAACGAGCATGATCTTAAAGCCCCGTACCCGACCAATTTTATAGGGGGTACGCTGGGGGCGCTTCAGACCACGAAAAGCGATGACGATTTCCTTCCACAGCTCCCAATCGACTTCTTCATCGGGCTGCTTGTGGGACTTGGTGCCCAGAATGGGCAAGGCCTGGGTTATCGGGATGACCGTTTGCGTCTGACCATCCGGAGAGACATAGAACAGCTCATGCAAAACGAGGTGTTCTCCAATCAGGGGAGGGACCTCTTCGGCATAGACCGCTCGTGCCGATGGATCCAAATAGGCGATGGTGACATGCGGCCGGTAGGAATGATACTTCTCACCCGGCAAGGGAAAGTTCTTTCGAATCTTGTCATGCAGCTTGAGCAGATCTTCGCTGGCGATGTCGTATTTCCAGGGTGCGCCATCCGGACCCGGCTCGAAATAGGAATGACCAGTCAGATGAGCCGTAAGACCATAGGGGTGATGACAAATTTCCTTGAGCTTGTCCAGGTCTGGCTCATCAAAGCCATAAGCAACGGTGACATGGGGCCGGAGTTCCCGACCGCCCGGCCCAAGGTGAGCATCGAGAACGTTCTCCAGCGTCCAGTCCGTCAGAGTCTTGCGCTGGACATCAGGCAAAACACCGAGAAGGCATCCCCATCGATGCTCTCCATGAGACTTGACCGAACCAGATGTGAGCGGAAAAAAATCCGGGATCGCCAAGGCACATTCGGGCCAGGACGTGGTTGGATCCGAATGCATAGGAAAGGCCCTGACAATCCCGGCAAGGGGTTTGCATCAACCGCTGACGACCGGGGTGAAGCTGACGTTAAAGCCGACCTGACCGCTGGTCATGCTGACGCACAGCCCAGAAGTGAAAACGGCGCCCACGGGGGTCGGCGGGTAGCCGTAGGACAGAGCGCCCGAGTTAAAGATGTTCGGGTTACCCCCAGGCAAAGGAAAGCCGCGGGTGTCCAGAATGGCGATGATCTTGTGACCAGAAGCAGCGATGGGACCACCCGAAGCCGCGATGGCCGAATCGTAAAAGATGATCGGCTGGCCGCTGGCTTGCTTGATGTCCGTGGTGCCGATGGTTCCCAGAGAAGCAAAGTTGTCCAGACGGCCGGCACCTACCCAGATGCTTAGGTCTGGGCCGACGGTGCCCGAAAACTTCTGGAAATTGTTGGAGCCGCCGTAGGTTGTCGGCTGCTGACCCGTGTTGGGGGTGCCGGAAAACAGGTTGGTCCCGCAGATGACTTCCGGCTTAGAGGTTGGGAAACGTTCAGGCATGGGTCCGATCCTTTGTGCTAGGTGGCATTGGTTTGCCGGTCCGGCTCTGGTGCGAACCGGACCAAAAAGATCCGTCCTGGGATGCGCGACCACCCCAGGACGGCTCTCCCATACAGTCACAAAGGACTACCCTATCCTAACTAGCTATTTTTGGGCAATAGCGCTACGCACCCGTGTCGGGAACGGCCATCATGTACAGCGTCAGGCACGGGAGCATGTCCAGAGTTTCGGCCAGGATCTGCTTTTCCTGAGCCGCAAAGCTTGTGTTGCAAACCGTTCCGACATCATCGTAAAGGATTGGTGAACCCCGAAAATCAGACAGGTAAGCCTTGAAGCCGGACAGCTCCAAAACCTTCGTCAGCGTTACATCATCGTACGCGGCCGAGTGGCCCGCGTGCAGCAGAGCCCAGAGCTTGCCCAGAAGCGTGGGCGCCTGGGCACAGCCATCATTTATTTCATCAAACTCTGCAAGCTCACTCCCATCATATTGCTCACCAGCATACATGTTGCACAACATTCTGGCATCTGGCACCAGAATGCGCATGGCCCCCGTGGGCTTGAGGACGCGCCGGCATTCGCGCAGGAAGCGGATGCCTTCTTCGTAGGTGAGGTGTTCCAGCATGTGGCAGGACATGATGAGGTCTACACTTTCGGTAGGATAAGGCATACCTCCCCGGACATCACACTGCTGGTAACGGTAGCCGTGCTGTTGGGCAAATTGATGAAGCTCTCCGAATATATCCAGGTTGATCCAGCCGTGGTGGAACATAGTCGTGAAGGAACCGATGTTGAGCTTGAGCTTGCCGTCGCCACGAAGCACCTCCGGGGGCACAAAGCCCTGTTCCAGCTCCTGCTTGTCCACAATTTCCACGGGGTAGCCCGGAGCCAGCTTGTTGAACAGATCCCGCCACCATTCATAGGGCCTTAAGGTGCAATGGGTCTTGTCAAAACCATCATCGTTAGCACCAAAGTCCACACCATGAAGGCCGCGCTTGGTGCAACGGACCATTTCGCCGATAATGGACGGCAAGAAATTCTCGGGGATATGCTCCAAAGTAGCCACGGAGTAGCACAGATCAATGGGCAGCGTATAAACGCTTGCCCCCAGGCAAGTCCGTTCCTGTTCTGCTACTGATGGAAGCGTCCAGGGGGTTTGGCACATATCCCCCTGTAAAATTCCACTAGCAACGCGCGTCATATAGCAATGCTTGCTGATTTCCATACCCAGCGCCGGAACTCCCTTGTCCTGTAAGCGCTTCAGGATGTAACCGCGGGCGCAGCCCAGCTCCAGTACCGACTCAGGGTGACGAGCCAGGATATGCCGGGCCGTGACTTCATGCACCGGGTAATCCCAGTAACCTTCGCGGGCGTAGCCGCCGACCTTCCCGCCGCCGTTGAAGTATGCCTTGTCGAACAGTTGTTCCCGCTCGATCTGGGGCGGGCGCATATCATCAAGTGTGCCCAGGATCATGGGGCCAGAAACGCCCAACGTGCCAGGCTTATTCACGAACTTGATGGGATAGCCGGCTAGCGTTGGAGGGTCCGGCTTCTCGACAACTTTGATCGTCGGCTTCGGCGGAGTTTTCCAGGTAATGCTCATCGGGTCTCACTTGATGAAAAGCAGGTTGGTAAAATGATCGGTGTTTGGGGCGACAAGGGTAGGCAGATCGGAGAGCCTTATTTCCTTGAGCCCGGGGGGATCCTCCCAGATTTCGTACACCTTGGAGAATTTCCAGAAGCACTCGATGAACTCATCAATGGTATTGCCGGCCTGTTGCAGTCCCCAAGGCCAGAACTCGACAAATACAGCCAGATTCTTTTGGGCAGCGATCAGTTCCTTCATGCCGCGTAGGGCCTTGACCTCGCCACCCTGAACGTCCAGCTTGATGACTGAAATCTTTGATTCCCGACCTATCATGTCATCCAAGCTGATTGCTTCTACTTGAGTCATCGGACCGAAGCCAGCTTCCCAGGGCCGGGTATCCCCCGTGCAGTAGGGATTGCGACTCAGACCGATCGTGCCGGGCTTGTCTGCTACGGCTAGATTAAACACCATCACCTGGCCACCCAAATCATTGCGCCGGATGTTCTTTTCCAGCAGCTTGAAGTTGTCCGGGCTGGCCTCAAACGCCACAATCATGCCCCGCGCGCCTTTGGTAGCATCCGCCAGGACCAGGGTGTAATACCCTACATGCGCTCCGATGTCGAGTATGGCATGATCGGGGTATTTCTGAGCGTACTCTCGGATCAGCTTGGTTTCGTTGCTTTCGTATGTTCCGGCCAGCAGCGGCGGGTTGATCCAGGGATCATTCTGGTGCAGTTCCAGCCAATACTGGCCCACCTGAACCATCGGTCTGTCTGCTGGTGCATCTACTGACCTGGGCAAGCCCGGAAGAGGGTTCGGTGTCTTCTCGAAAACAGGAGTCTTCTCGATAACACCAATTTCTTCCACACTTGTTTCCTGGAATGGGTTAATCTTAGGTCGTTCGATGATCTGGGAATGCGAGTATCCAATCCCACCCGAACCAAGCGGATCCTGTACTCCTATCTGAGGCTTCGGAACCCTGAAACTGAAAGTTGTCTCTACATAAGTCTCCGGCGTATGCGGCCGTTTGGCCACTACTTCCAGGTCCGTATTGCGCGGGTTGTGGTTTTCGATCTTCTCCACCACAAAAAGGGCTTCTTCCAGCAGCTGGCGCAGGGTGCGCTGATCGAAATAGCACTTGTGGGAGTTTTCGGGGTAGTCTTGACTGCCAAACAGCAGCTCACTAGCCCTTTCCCAGAACGGCTTCCCGTCCCAGCCGTGCGGATGATCCACCAGCCAGCGGAATTGCTGGTAGGTATCAGACGTGACGATTACAAATCGTCCGCCTGGCTTCAGAACGCGCCAGACTTCCTTGAGCAGCTCGCGCACCCTTGGATAGGTGACATGTTCCAGGGAGTAGTGCATGATAACAGCATCGAAATCCTGATCCTTGAGCCCTGGAATTGGGGGCTTGCTCAGATCATGGACAATATCTACACCCGACCCGGGACGTACATCGACATTGACGTCCGTGGCTGCATTACGATTCTGGCCGCCGCCCAGTTCCAGAACGCGCTGTCCGGGGGCTTTGTTCAAAGTAATCATCAGTTGAAAGACCTCGTGTTAGTCGCCTTCGTTGAGCTTCATGGCCTGGACGGAGTAGTAGTAGGCCAGTTCAAGATGCACCAGAGCCTCATCCTGTTCCTTGCTGGCCGGGGTGTGTTGTACTAATTGCTTGGCACACTCAAACGTCGCCTTCAGGAGCTGTTCTGCCCGTTCCCCCTGGTCCGCCTTGAACTTCCGCGGGCGGAAGCGGTCCCACAACTGGTCGCTGGTTGGTTTCTCTTTCTTGGCCATAAATCCTCCTTTTTACGTTCTTCTCACGGTTGTAGGCGAAGGAAAATGGGTTGGGGCTGCATGCGGGCCACTCTGGTAGTATCGGGGCTAGTCCGGCCCCGGTTTCGGCAGCGATTTTCCATAGGGGCATCTTGTTGGCCGCTACTGCATCGCCCCAGATGCGATGGTCAATCATGATGCAAACCAGTTCGGGATCGACCACCAACAGATAGCCATTTGCCTTGGCCTGGCCCATGGTGCTGTCCAGAATGTCCAGGCCGGAATGATCCCCACGCTCGTCAAAGCCGTTGATCTTGTCCAGGTAATCCGTAGGGCAGGCAAAGTAGAACATTTCCCATTCTTTCGGCTGCCAGATATCCCGGAACTTGGCTTCCTGCGCCCACCAGGAATTGATCTTGATACCAGAAGTCAGACTATTTCTGTCTATTTCCCAGGTATAAATATCATCGACGATGTTCGGGGGTTGCGTCCGGAAAACTTCCGCCCGGCCGTGGATCAGAACCTTGGACCGAAAGCACATCGCCTTGATCCATCTTTGAAGCATCAACTCCGTGGTGAACGCCGTGAAATCGTGCGTGAACAGCACATAGTTACCGGAGGCTTGCATGGCGCCGGTGTTCATGGCGTTCAGCAGACCCTGGTAGGTTTTCGGGTAGCTCTTCTCCTTACTTGGACCGTGCCACACCAGGGGAATGTCCAGATGAGTACAGTAGTCTTTGACTTGCCCGCGCTCGGGACGGCCGGGGTAGTCGTCCACGATGATCAATTCATAGTCCGGGGGGGACTTTTGGTGATTTAAGGAATGCAGGAAGATCCCCAGGCCGCCCGGACGATAGGTCAGATGAATAATAGAAAGCTTCATGATTGATTTACTCCAAGAGAAGCATAATTAGCATTATCATCCGGAGGGATACAGTTCTGCGGCGTTGGGCCAACGCCGATAGGGACGATTTCAACTCCCTCTTGTCCCTTCCAGACATAGCGGAACGGGTCCAGGACGACCGAGCCGCGGGGGAAAAACATCTTGGCGTAACATTCGTGTTTGGTGCAGATCAGGAATACGGCGGGTTTCGGATCGGCTCCCGCTTCCGGTTCCCACTTTACCCCATCAACGTAGGGATCGTGATGGGTAAAAGGAAACGACTCCGACGCGGCTTTCAGAATGTTAGCAACGAGCATAGCCGGCGAGCCCGTGGTGATGTTTGTTTCCGGCTTGAAGCTCTTGCCCAGCAAAACCAGAGGCAGACTGCGCCCGATGCAGTAGTTCCGGGCCAGATTCGCCAGCCAGGTCGCCTGCTTCTCCCGTGCCATCATCAGGACTCCAAACAGGTCATACGACAAGTACAGCTTGCGCGCCAACCAGGACATGGCGATGTTATCCCGTGGATGACACCCCCCGCCGTCTCCCATACCTGCATCCATGTACTTGGGTGAAACGATCCGATCCATAGCGTACTTTAGCGCTTCGGTAACATCATCGATATGACAGCCGGGGGTCTGATGGGCCACTTCCATCAGGGTATTGGTCACATGGATCTTCGCTGAAATCCAGGTGTTATAAGCGCATTTGGTCAGCTCAGCTGACTCATAAGACATGACACGAATTTCGGGCGTACGATAGCGATGCCACTGCTGGTAATTCTTACCATCCGGGCCGACGTGCATGTGGAAGTCTTCGTAGAACGTCATCAAGCGCGCCACGTCTTCCGGCACCGGATCCTCCCGTTTTGTATTATCCCCGCCCAGGAGCACAAACTCCGGGTTCAGGAAATCCTTCATGACCGTACCCATGGCGATGAACAGCGGGTTGTACACCAGGCCAGCCTTGGATGGCTTGATGATGGAGTACAACTCGCGCCGGCATGTCCCCGGCAGCACGGTCGATATCACCACGACCGTATGGCTGGATTTGAGGTAGGGGACTAGGGACTGCAGCGCCGTCTTGAGGAAAGAATAATTGAAGTCCGCTCGGTCCGCGGGCAGATGGGTCGTACCCTCAAAGCGGGGCTGATGGGGAGTCTGTACAGCAACGAATAGGATGTCACTGTTTTGGCAGACCACCTCCAGATCGAACTGAACCGACAGCTTGCTTTGATCCAGCCAGGGCTGAAACGGACTACGACCACCCGGGCCGGTCTCCCGATGCGGGTAGGGCTTGAGCGTCGGCGGGTTCAGGTCGTAGCCGCAAACGTTGTGACGCAACGCCAGACAAACAGCAACTGGCAATCCAAGCTTGCCCAAACCAATAACGCCAACGTTCATGCTAGTTCCCCTAGTAAATGATAACGGCTTTTATATCATCACACACTCGACAGTACAGAACGTATCTATTTTCTAGGTAATCCTTGGCTTCCTTAGTACGAACATGCCAGCCAATAGAATTAAAGCGCTGGTCCACATCAGAGCGCTCGTTCGCATATGCCAGCTTGGCCACATCTTCATAGCCAATCTTTATGTCCTCATCCAACATCACCCCATCATCCTGATCTACGTTTTCCCGGAGCACCAAAGCATCATCCGGGTAAGCTTCCAGGGCCTTGCGCAGCTCACCAACATTCATTGGACATTCTCCAACTTGGTGACCTTACGAGCAAAGGTGCCACCCTTGCGTCCATACCAGACGACCTCGCGGGCAAACTGTTCCAGGTTACGTGGTTCGTTACATTCGACGGCGTAGCCAAAATGCTTGGCCAGAGGCGCCACTTTGACCCAAGGATTAGGGCCGACATTGGCCGTCGGATCGCTCAGATAGTTCGGGATGTCAAAAATGAACTCCAGCGCACGCGCCGCCGGCCGCGGGCTCTTGGTGGTCGCTTCCTGGAAATAGACCAGCTCGTCTATCAGGCGCTCATCCGGGCGCCAGCCCAGAGTTTCAATGAAAGTTACCAGCTCGGGCCAGAAGAACATGGAGTTGACACACTGCAAAAAGGCGAATTCCTCCGGGGGCCAGGAGACATCCCCGAAGCGCTTGTCTACCAACGTTGGGGTTTTGCCTTCGCGCATGCGCTCGTAAAAGTTCAGGGCCGTTTTGTACGCCTTGCCCAGGATTGTATCCGTGTTCAGGTTGGCCCAGTCCAGCAAGGCTTCGTAAAACTGGCGATAGCCCATATTTTTGTTGTGCCGTAGCATCATGGCTACAGCCCGGGTCAGGTACATGCAATGGAAGGCTTGCACGGCCCAGGCGAACATCTGGCAGTCGAGCCAATCCCCCGGGTCGAGCGTATTGGTGCCGATGACAAGTTCGTACTTCTCCGTGTGCGGATCCGGCGCCGGGCTCGCATGATAGAACAACTGGGGGGTGTTGACGCTCTTGATGCCATGCTTTTCCCGATACTCGGGCTGGGACATTTCAGAGTTAGGAAGTAGCTCGCAATTGTGAACGAGTACCCCGTCAGCAAAAAAGTTTTGGGTAGGGGTTACGCCCAAAAGATCGTAGACCCGAATTGTCCCAACAAACTCGATAGCCCTTACAGTAGACCAGCAAACATCCGAATCCGATCTTCCAGCCGGTCGCAAAAACGATCGTCCTCCCAGATGATGAACACTTTCCAACCGGCCCCGCGGTAAAAATCCAACTCCTCCTGGACCTTCCTGCTGTCCCGGTGCCAGTAGGTTCCGTGGGCCAGTATTGCCAACCGAAGCTTCCTGTTCTCGTGAACAAAATCCGGGTTCTTGCTTGAGGTCACACCTTTCGGGCGAACCCAAAAGCTGAAGTCCCCCGTAAAGTCGAACGGCAGCCCCCTCTTCTTGAGAAATCGAATTATTTTCCTCTCGAATTTGTTCGGGGCACGACCCGATTTTTTCATGTGGGCTACTACCCACTTCGGATCGGTATAGTATTTCTCCATCGACTTGCGATGTTTCTTTGCTCTTTGTCTCTCCTGTTCCGGCGTTCGGTTCTTGACCCAATTTTGATTCGAGTTCACATGATTTAGAAGGGGGGAGTAATCGTATCGACCATTCTTGTGCGCCCGCTTGACTTTTTTGATCCTCTCGGGATTTCTCCCTTGGCATTGTTGGGAACAGCATTTGGCCTTCAGCGCCTTCTTGATGTTCAGCTTGCGAGCCGTCTTCATCTTGTCGAGCGGCCCCCCACAAGACAGACATTTTTTCTTCCGGAGGATAGCCAAGACCGCCGCTATTCTCTTGGCCTTGTTCCTCCCATGCTTCCCTTCCAGCTGGACCTGTCGGCTCGTGGCCTTGAACTCCCCCGATTCTAGCCAACACTTCCTGGAGCAATACCTCTTGGCCCGGCTTCTCCAAGCCGTCCCCCCGCAGTTTGCACAGAACTTGATCACCCTCTTTGAGTTCACAGAGCTTTCTCCACCCATTAGTGGTGAAGATCCTATGGTCGTGGGTAGCTATAACACTTCCCTGGTCGTGCGTCAGCTTCCATGTTCTCCTGCGCCCGTTGTACACCGACCTAGAAGCTGTGCAGATAACCCTTTTTCCTAGAAACTCATCCCAGCCAAGGATCTGTTCACCAGGATCTATGTCTTCAATCGCCTTGCTTCCGTTTATCGTATAGATCGAAGACCCTTCGGCTAGGCACGTATACACCGACAGGCCGTCATGACAGCCCGCATCCAGGAGCTGTTCAATGCCATTAGCAAAGCTATCGTAGGTCTCCCCCGGCAGACCGATGATCAGCTCTGTATACGTGGGAATATTATGGATACGATATTTCGCCACTAGATCTTTGAAGTTGTTCATCTTGATGTTACTGCGCTTGATGAGGCCTAGGGTCTCTTCGTTCATGCTCTGAAAGCTCAGGGTCGTTCCCTTGCTCAGGCCGGCGTCGTTCAGGATCCGGCTCACCTCGAAGACGCGCTCACCGGAGTTCTTGGCGTAGGCAGCACGGAACTTGCTTGGGAACCCATAGGTGCGTTTGCATTCGGCCATGCGCCGGACGTAGGCCACATCACGTTCAAACATGGCGAAGTTGGCATCACAGTTGTACAACAATTCGATCCTATTATGCCCGCACCAATCCAACTCGGCCGTGATCCTCTCATCAGAAAACTTTCTCACCTTCTGGAATACTGCACTTCCCCAATCGCAAAAGGCGCAAGAAAATGGACATCCCCTATGGGTTTCACTCAGGGCCTGCCACTGGTACGGCTCCCTGAGCAAATCATCAAACATCCCCGTCAGATAGGGTGATGGCAACTTGTCCAGGTCGGTGATGCGCTCCGCTGGGGGATTTTTGATAAGTCCCCAGCCCGGTCCGGCGTTGTCACTGGTGCCCGGAATCCTCCCCCGGGAAAAAGGATTCGCGTCATGAGCCATCAAGATCTTGGCGAACGTCTCTTCGCCTTCGTAATGCACGATGGTATCGGCCCAGGGCTCGCGCTGGAAAAAGTCCGGATCGTTGGCCGGGATGTGCGGTCCCCCCAGAACAATCAGAACATCAGGCCAGAACTTACGAGCCATTCTCCCAAAGGTGCGCGTCCATTCCCAGTTCCAGATGTAGCAGCTAAGTCCAATAACGTCCGGGTCGTGGTTGATACTGCTATTGCGGAATAACTCATCGATGTCTTCGCGCTCGTAGATGAAAGGCAGGAATTCATAGGCCTCCCGGATTTCTGGGATGCTTTCGGCGTAGGCGCGTAGGAGACCAACCGAGTACGGCAAGAAAATCTGCTTGCCGTACCGATGATTGACCTGAACCAGGAGCACTTTCTTCTTGGACACGGGAGGTCTCCTAATTCAGATCACCTTGGACACCAAAAGTTACAATTCGGCCGATCCGCGCTGGCTTGTTGAAATGGTCACATTCTTCCCAACAGGCCGGGCACACGATAGACCCAAAAACGATTTCCCTGGTTCCGTCCGGCAAGGTCACTTCCCCTGGAGTTATCAAGGGACAGCTATACCAAGTAACAGGATTACAACCTGATACGGCTGCAATGTGCGGGCAGATAGTGACCTTACGGCCCAGAAGATCTTGGAAATCACTCATCCTACGCCCCCGGTCACCGGCTTCTCATAACGGATCATAATAGGCATAATCTGACAGTCCTCTTTCTTCAGGTAGGCCCCTAAAGGATTCATGGTTGGGTTCGGGATGGGGACCTTCCACTGCTGAAGCAGAGCCGACGCAGTTGCCCGTCCTACACAAAAATTGTCGTCCCGGTCCGCGGCGTCCGTACGTAGCAATACGTCCATGGTACACAAGACCAGTCCCCCTGGCTTGCATACCCGAACCAATTCCGCAAAGCACGTAGCGCAGCTGCCTGGAATATGTTCTATAACAGACACCGATAGGACTATATCGAATACGTCATCGGGAATCGGCAAGTCCCGGGCATCCCCCTGGATGAATTGCATAGTTTTAATGTTTTGCAACTCAGCCGTTGCTTGAAAGTGAGTTAAGGCTTTGGGGTCGGTATCTACTACCGTCAGGGAATCGACGTGCCGGGCCAGAAACCGATCCAGAGTACAGCCCCCACCCACATCCAGAATCGAAGACGTCTTCGGCAGTCCTGACAGGTTCCGCAGCACCCAAGGATACTCCCCTTGCCGGCTCCAGTGTAGGGCACTCCAGCCCGTTGGCGAGGGACAGACCCAGCGGTCCCAATTCTTGTTTTTCTGGAGAACAAAACACTGGGGACATCGGGCTTCTTCAGCGATCAACTCCCGAATCATCATCGTATCCCATTCGGGAGGAATTTCCCTCTTGATGTATTCGCAGATGGTAGCCACTACACACCCTTTCCAAAAGGGGAACCCTGCGAGCCATACGGAGGAATCCGTTGTAGGTTCTGTTGCTGAGCTTCATGCGCCCGGCGCAGTTCATCCATATCCATCACATGCATACCAATAATGGCATCCAGAGCCAACGCCCAAGGCATTGGGGATGCCCAATCACCGATGATTTTGAACCCTTTGAGGGCAAATTGTCCCGACGCCCAATCCCGCACCAGAGCGTGCGCTCGGTCCTCGTCGTACACGATTTGGAAGAACTGTCCATCCCGAAGCAGAATCTTGACAAGTAGCTGTCTCATAGTAAGCTTCTCCAAAGCGCTTGGTACTGAGCGCGAATCAGGTCCCAGGTATAGTAGGCCGCAACGTGGTTGCGAGCGGTCACCCCCGCCGCGTCCAACGCCCAGTTATGCTTGGCCTGATGGATCCTCTCTGCTAGGCCATCAACGTCTCGGGCCGGGAAGCGACATATGGAATTAGGCGATGGTAAACAGTCAACAGCGCCGGCGCCATCAGATACCAAAGGCACCCGGCCGTGGGCCATGGCTTCCAGGACTTCGATGCCGAAACCTTCCGTGACGCTCGGCTGTACGTACAGCGAAATGTTGTTGTAGAAATCGCTGACGTTCTCGACCCAGCCCAAAAACTGGACTCGGGTATTGGGTGCAAACTGCCGCACCAGGCCTTGCATGAATGGGCTTTGGGAATCCTTACCAGCTAGAAGCAACTCAGCCTCGTTGTGATAATCTAACTTCCGCCAGGCTTCCAGCAAGTACCTCAGTCCCTTGTCGGGTCCAGTTGCACCCAAGTAACCCACCGTGAAAGTCCCCGGTAGGGGTTGTATTTCAGACACGGCACGATCGGTGCCATGCGGGATAACCTCAACCCGTTGACAGCCAAACCCTCGCATAATATCTGCGGACATCCGGGAAGGACACACCACGACGTCCGCGGCACGATAACCGGCCAGGTAGTGATCGAGCAATACAGGTTCGGTGAGGTGAGGGTAGACATAGGGGATCCCCAAGCGTACGTGTTCTTCTTGTGACTTCTTGATGTTATGGGCCGCGGCCGTGTAAGTGACCTTAACCCCCAGGGACTTCAGAAAGGGCACTGACTTGGGGAACGTCCCCGAGTAAACATGAGCCAGGTCCCAACGGCCCCTTTCGGCAGAACCGCAAGCCGTCAGGAAAGCCTGATCCCATTCCCAGGGGGGAATACCCAGGCCCAGGCTATAATTAGGGACTCTGACGGTCTCCAGATGCTTACGCGCCCAGATTTCGGTCATGCCCAGATCACTTAGGGCGGTAAGTTCCTGGGCCGTAACTATACCACCACCCGTAGCAGAACCAACATCATCAGCTGTTAGATATAGATGGAAGCTCATGTCTCGTCTTTCCCGACTACCGCCAGACAATTAACCTCATTGACCATCCATAGATGTTTTTCCGTTGGGATCTGGCCGTAGTGGGTGCCCGGAACGCCACCCACTAGCACCTCATCCCCGATTTCCAAGTCTTCGACCTGGGGGCCGATGGCAACAACGTACCAACGATGGCCTTCAGCACTTTCGGTCGGCACCGAAATACCTGATGCCGTCTCACCGCGCGGAACGCGCTGACAGACCACCATATTGTTCCGCGGGCGATAGGTGAATTTACTCTTGGTCATGCAAAGAAGCTCCGATCTTGTTTACGACGTTCGGCCAATTCCTTTTCCAACTTGTGGACATAGGCGACCAGGTAACGCACCTGGTCATCGGGACGGGGATGGGACGGCGGGAACTTGCCAAACTTGCGCAACTCCTGAACCACCTTGCGCAGCTCGTCAATGGACCTCATATCCCCGCCCCCTCTTCGAATTCCTGATCGGTACGCTCTACCCGGGCCATCATAATTTCCAACAGCCGGGCACGTTGAATGTCGCGCATGGTCGGGCTGTCATTCATGAAATGAGCACGCATCCAGCGTTCCATCATGACCCGCCAGCACCAAGACAGGGTGTAAAAGAACACAAAGCCGAACAGCACACTCGACACGATTGCTACAACGTGGGTACTGGCGTTGATCGGCTCTGGGCTGGCAAAAGTCCAATCAAGATCCATGTTTCGGCGCTCCACAAGGGTGCCGTAGCTGGTCCGGACTACTCATGCTACCCAATTGGGAACAAATTAGTCCATGAATATCACAAAATCCTTCCTGGACATAACAACCCTTCACCCCATCCTTCTCCGTCCAGGTATAGCTGTCTTCCGAGTAACAGCCAAAGTCCAAATTCTTCATCTGCTCATAGGTGTACCAAGTATTTTTCCAGCCCAGACCACACCCTGCGGGAGCGGAGGGCTCCTCTTCGTAGCCTGCGACCGGATGGGATAGGCTGAAGGTGACTTTGACGTCGATGTTGGGGCAATTTTCCTGTTCGATCCTGACCCGGAGGCGCTGTCCGGCCATGGTCAGGATAATCCGCTGCGCCTCTTCGGCGTTCTCAGCCTGAATCGTGGTGTAGACCAGAGCCGGAATAATTTGCGTGAATTCTTTCATCTACCACCCTCCGGTATTCACCGCTTCCGTGCATAGTTCCGCGTAGCGCGCTCCCATGCGCTGTATAGAAAACTGCGATGCCCATTCACGACATTTCTTGCGTACCGTATCAGGAACGCCGGTCAGGCCGAGCTTGACCTGGGCAGCAAATTCCTCCGGGCTCGACACCAGCATGCCGGTCTCACCATGCTTGACTGTCTCACGCATAGCCCCAAGGTCCCAGGCGATGACAGGGCAGCCACATGCCTGCGCTTCGATGGGCGCCAGGCCGAACGGTTCCCGGAAACGCTGGTTCGGATGCAACAATGCCAGACTGCGCGAGAACCAGTAAACGCATTCCCCGCGCGTTGCCGGGCCGACCAGCTTGATATTAACCCCATCACACATGCTCTTACAACGGGCAAAATACTCGGGCTCCTGGGTAATTTGGGTATCGCCCACCAGGTTCAGCTTGGCCCCAACCGCCATGCAAGCTGCGATGGCTATATCCGGACCTTTGATGGTAGAGAAACGCGCCAGGAACAAGTAGGGATCGTTCCGCTTGACCGACATCGGCTTGTAGAAGTCCAGATCGATGCCGTTGTAGGCTACGCGCGCCGGAGCGCTAAATAAGGCTTGGAAGTGATTGGCCTGATCCTGACTGATGCAAACAGCACAGCCCTTTGTGACGGGCTGGGAATTCGGGATCGGAAAGACCGGAGGCCACTGCTGGTACATGGTGTTGACCGGGGCATGACAAACCCCCAGTACCGGCGCCTTGAGCTTGCCTTCCGCCTTGAGCATGTAACTCCATTTGCCCCAGGTATGATCAATGATGACGTCATAATCGGGCAGACGGTGCCAGTAGCGCGAATAAGCCGTCTTCTCATCACAAGAACGTTCCGGTCCGAACGCGATGCAATCCACGTTCGGACAGCTGGTGCCATCAGGGCCGATGAGGGATACCCAATGACCTTGCGCTGCCAGGCCGGCGGCGATCTGCCAGGCTAGATGCTCCAGGCCGGAGTAACCAGCAACCGGCATGCGAAACACGGGGGTCGATATGACACAAATTCTCATGCCTTAGCTTCTTTCTTCTTCCGCTTGGCCTGTTCGCGCTTCTCGAAGTCCTTACGTAGTTTTTCAACCCGATCCGGCTCGTGATGGGCTTTCTTGGCAAACGGATGATCCCATTCCTGATCTGGGAACAACTTGGGATCCTGGGTGTCGTCCAATAGAACTTCTGCAAACATCTGGGCGTACATTGCCATACGCTTCAGAGCCATGCGCCGGTCACGAGGATCCCGGCGCGGATCGTAACACTTAGCCCGGCCACAGCGGTAGAAGAAGGCCATCAGGATGAGACCTACCAGGCAGGACATAACCAAGTTCCCATCCGCGGCAATGGGAATGCGATTCTCGGCGAAGGACCGCATTTCTTCGGACAGCTTGGTGATCCACTTGACCGTATTGGTGTTGTACAGGCCTTCGTTTCCCTTTCCCTTCATCGGATAGGAACTTTCCCCGATCAGCACACCAACCCGATTGAGCCACCATTTCAGATCGTGTCCCGTCCAGTTGTGCAGAATTTTGCTTGCTTGCTTCATTACAGATCCTTTTCAGTCAGTTCATACATCAGGTCACCGAAAGGGTTTGTAGGGGTTTGAGCTGACCGTAGGTTGCTTCGGCAGAGCCCGCATGACGGCACTGCACGGACAGGTCCAGATAGATCTTGTAACCGTGCATCCGTGCCCAGTTGCAGAAGGTGAAATCTTCACTCATGGACGCGCCGGGTGGTTCCAGGCCGCGCTTGTCCACACGCCAATCGAACCACTTCTTACCCTCTTTCGGTCGCTGGTACGGCAGCTTCTCGAATACGCTGCGATGCACCAGTAGACAGCCGGCACCAACAACATCGACTTCGGCAATCTTGTTCGCCGGGGGATGAACAAACCATTGGCCGTTTTTCTGGGCTACCGGAACACCTTCGGGAGGGGAGCGCCGATGATAGGTTCCCGATATGATCGGTAGACCGCGGGCGATCAACCGTATAAGAGCATCATGGGGTGGGATCACGTCCGAGTCGAGCGAAAAGATCCAATCGGCGCCAACGTTCAGGGCATGCTGGGTAGCGTCGTTGCGGGCATGGTCGAAAGGCATCCCTGTCGTAGGCAGAGGCGCCAGGTTGCCCGGGATGATCAGGTTGCGCCAGCCGTAAGACCAAGCCAGGGTTGTCAGCTCGGTGTGCAATGTATAACACTGTACTTGAACATTTTGCATCAGTTCCCAACTACCGGGCATTAACGGACCTCCCGATTATTTAATTGTCCCGACCAGGCCGGTGCCAGCTGGTTCAACACCGGCTCGGCCAGGCAATGATCCAGCATTCGCCGCATCCATTCGGCCATGCTTAGGTCCGTGCGCAGGGACAACTCGCGCAAGCGCTCGTGTCGTTCCGGCCCCGCAATGAAGATGGTGACGCCCTGTTGACTCATGGCTATAGCAGACCAATATAACCCAACCCGAACAAAAACCCCGGGGGGGAGGAGTGACTGCCCCCCCGGGGCTATGACCTTCCTTGCTCAAGGGAAGGCTTCCGCCACTGCGAAAGTCAAAAACCGGGGGGAACTACGAGTCCCCCCCGGGGGAGTATGAGGCCCTTCCCCGCTCTCTCAAACGAGAAAGGCCCCCTCTTGCTGGCTTAAAACCCTGAGCGGAAGGGTGCTCCGCTCAGGGTCGGTCCTTCCCCTGCCCAGGAGGAAAGGCTCGTTTGGCCTGGATAGGCCCTAGCTTCGTTCAGGACGCGATCATCATGCAAAGAAGGTTTGGGGGACAGTTTTCAATGATGATCGCGTCCAGAGCGATCCTGGGCGATTTGGCGCTATACGCAACAAGTACAGCTCTTGTGAAGCGTGGGGATCCGCCCCGCCGGGACCACCTTGGGTCCGTAGATCGGGCAGCCACACTTTGGGCAGTGCCCAACAACGGCCCAATCTACGTCATTGATACCCGCTTCCTGGATGACATGCGCCTTACCCATGGCTTCCCGGTAGCTCGGGCTCTCCTTGATTTCCATACCCTCCAGAAGGCTTTTGTCCTGCTTCTCTTCCACAATCCGGCCCCTTGTATCGAACATCCAACTCGGCATTCGAAGACTACCCTACCCGAAGGGGCGAATTTAGGGCAATAGCAAATCAATATATCAAACCGGCGGGACGTCGATTACTCGGGAGCTGGCCTGAAGGGTAATCGTTGCCGGCGAGCTACTGGCTTGTTTGACGGGGGGCTGGTAGGTCGGGGGTCCGCCCAGGCCAACGCCACCCCCACCAATGGGGGGAACCGCCAGGATGAATTCCGCAGTAGGCGGAACACTTATGGCCGCGCCGACGACACTATGATGATCGATGACCATGCTTAACTCCCACTTACGGGATTGGTGAGGAACGTTACCTTGTAGGGATCGCTCAGACCCCCCGTCAGATTGGCCCCCTGGAAGCGTACGCTGATGGAATTGCCGTTGAGGTCGCCAGACGTCAGGGTAACAGTGTAGTTGCCAAAGCCCCATTCCGTAAAGCTCCCACTCTGGAGCGGCCCCCAGTTCCCAGCGTCACGCTTGATCTGACCACTGATGGCCGAGCCGCTAACGAAATCGCTGATGTGATCGGTAGCCAGCACAAGCCAAATGGGATAGTTCGGAATCATCACCCCCTTGGGAATACGTTGGAACAAGATCTGGCTAACCTGTCCCGACGACGCCAGAGCGGACAGGGGCAAAACAGCTGAGCCTTGCCACTGGAAATTCTCGCCTGCTACACTCGGATCAGACTGGGCCGGGGAACCACCCAGCTGCAAGCGTGCTTCGATGCCGTACACGCCCGCGGTGATCTGTGGCGGGAAGGTGCCGACGTAGCAACCGGTCGAGCCTTGCTCCACGATGCTAACCGCATAGTTTGCAAAGTTGGCGCCGGTGAAGTTCTCAAACAGCGTCGTGGCTATGTTCCAGTATTGGCCGATGCCATTATGGATCAAGGCGTAAGCCGTCTGGCCTGTTGGCAAGCCCCGAGCTTGGATTTCCCCGGCCATAGTCAGCCTCCCATGTAGAGTTTTAGCCCTTGCTCGACAACACGCAACTGGGAAACGGACGCGGCATGCATCGTGTTCCAGGGACGCGGGAAGGTGATGGCGTGTCCGCCTGCCATACGCCATTGTTCAATGTACAAATCGTAATCATCGATAAGTACATACCCCGGACGGGCCATCTTGTACTTATCCGGCCCCAACAGCTGGACTCTGCCCCGATAGTGGGGCAGGTACTTTTCGATCCACATCAGCTTGCCGATCCCAGAACGCGGGCAGGCACCACTGGAACAGAGGAAGACGTTATCGACGCCAAAATACTTCTCGGCCAACAACACCAGATTGAACGCTTCTGGAGTTGGTTGCAGATTGGCCCAAAACTCTTCGTTGCGTAGCGGCCCCCAGAAGTCGGAAGCCGTAACTTCAAATTTCTTCCAAAATTCGTACTCGCCATCGTCATCGGGCAAGGTCCAGCCGTGGGCCTTGAGGGCGCCCGCGCGAAAATCTACCAGAGTTCCATCCATATCCAGAAAGCCCGCCCAACAGAGCGGCCTGGTGTAGAGGTGGGGGACGTTGTACACGTCCCCCTGGTTCTGGTTCGTTTGCTTGAAGTTCATCATCTGCCTCTTACTTCTTCTTGGCCGGCGCCTTGGCCGGTCCCTTCCGGGCCTGCATTGGTGGCGTCACCAGGAACGTCCGCTTGACTGTAGATATGTTACCGTTCAGATCCTTGATGGTAACGGTGAGCGTTCCTTGTGGCTGGCCGTTTTGGGGAGGATTCACCAGAGTATACTGATAACGGCTGCCAGACAGACCCGTGAACAATCCAGCTAGCTCGGTACCTGCTGGATTGCCGTCGATGACAAAATCGGCCTTCACAGACAAGCTCTTAGGATCCAGGTTGTAGCTAAAACCTCCCAGCAAGATCCGTGTGAAGCTAGTATTAGCACCCGGGGCCGGAATGGTCACGTTTAGAGACGGTCGCTGATCGTTGCAGAACAGGCCCCATTGCGTACCGTCCGGGTCCAGGTCCACACTACAGCACGTGTCGATCCAGCGATAGAACAAGCGCTTCTCTTCATCCGTGGTAACGGCATTGGCCTGACATTGGGTGCCAACAAAGTCCAGGTTGTCATTCAAAACACCATTCTGCCAGCCATCCGTACGGGCGTTCTCCAGCTTCCAGGCCAGGATGGAACGAAGGGACTGTTGCTTGTAAGCGATGATACGGCTGGCTGCATACACACTACGATAGGGCAAGAAGCCCGCTGGGTAGGTTGGGGGAATAGGAGCATATTTGAAGTTCTCATCAGCCCCGAACACGAAATATTCCGTTGGGACCTGAGTACCTGTACTCGGGATCGTTTCCCGACCCGTACGGTCAAAGGCCAAATTCATCGGCGGGGGATTGGCCGTCGTCGTATGGCAGCTGACACACTTGGCCACCAAGATCGGTTTGATGTCCCGATAGAAGTCAAACATGACCGGGCCAGTCGTGACGTAGCGTAGGCCAACATCATTGGCAACATTAAGTTGCTGCCCATACTGATCGTTGGCCTTAGCGGTCAAGAGCCAGGTCTTGGCCGTGAGGTCGAGCGGCACATAGCCGGGCTGACCCGCAGCCGTTTGCAGAACGCTCGTCGGCCGTTGGCTGTGGGCGTGACAGCCCCCACAGTTCCAACGTAGTTCTCCGGGCTCTAGCTGGTGCCAGGTCTGCGCCGTCGTCAGAGCCATACCCCGCTTGTTCACCAGCTGGAACGTAAATGGAGTCAGGGACGGGATCACCGCCAGGAAGCTTGTATCAGGATTGCCATCGGGATCGGTCAACTGCACGCCACCATTGAAATGGCGGAGCGGTACCTCCCCCAGAATTTTCATCCTTTCGTAGGCAGAATTGTACCAAAGACGACCCTGGAACTGCACGTAATTGGTGAGGTTTACCGGACCACCCCGCATGCGCAGGCTCGGCGGTTCCAGCTGCAAGATGCGCATGGCAACGATGTCGTCGTTGCTATACAGGCCGTGATCACCCCCCTGCTTGAAGAAATTGGTCGTCTGTGCAGTCTGAGCTGTCAGGGGGAAACCCTTAGCGACATCGTCAGGGGGCACACCGTTGAAACCTGCGGTCACCGAAGGTGCAGTAACTTTGCCCTGGGGATAGCTTTCCCTTTTGTATACGCTTGAAGTCCCAATTAAGCCGAACGGCGTGCCTTCGGGCAGGTTAGAATTGATGCTACCGTCATTAGCCAGGGGAGCGATGACCCTGGGCTGAGCCAGGCCGCACAAGCGCATATAGCTACAACCGGCCGTAGGCCAGGTCTTGTTGTACAGCGGATCCAGAGTGCCGATAGCCACCATGTCCCCAGGCTGAGTCGTTGGCTGGCCGCCAACAATCAGCACAATTTGATTATTCGGGTAAGGGGTATGGGGATTCACGCTGACGTTGCTGCATACTGGACCGTTCGACCACGACGCTAGCAGGTGGTTATCGGCCGCGGCGCCGGGATGGGTAAGCTTACCCACCCGTGTCGAATTCGGATTGTTGGGATCCGACAAATCGGCCGCATCATCAAAGAATGTGGCCCACGGGGTCAGCGCTGTCAACAGATAGGGGGTAAAGGGAAAACGGGCCGGGGAACGCACCGGACCTGTTGGGAAATTCACATTGCGCGGATCGTTAGGATCCCCCGGGCCGAATTGGAAAAAGCCCTGGGGCGTGCTGGGCGCGAACAGGCCCAACGTACCCATACCGAAATCATTGGAGGTGTAATACACCTCGTTGACGATGTTGCCATTAGACAGCTGGGTTTGGAAGTGGAACGAGCTGGTTTCCGAGTACGGGAATGCACTCCAGAGAGGTTCCCAATTGGTTCCGTCCGGATGGATACCCCACGTCCCCCACCACTTCCCGGAACGCAGACCCTGACTTTCCATACTAGAGTAAGCAATGCGCCCATCTTGCAAGCAGATCGGGTGCAAGGCCGTGCCGATGTGCATCGGGCCAATAGTCGTCAGATTGGTCCCATCCTCGTTCATCACACACAGCTGAAGCGCCGGGTGATGATTACCGTTCTTGTGGGGTGCCAAGCCATGGCGGGAAGACGTAAAACAAATCTGCCCGTTGGGTAGGGGGCACGGGTGAATGTTGAAGACCTTGAAGCCAATAGAGACCTTGCCCTTGGGCGGGGACGTGCTCAGCAGGTCCGGCCCCCAGGGCACCGCGCCCGTATTGACATCGTAACCAACATTGGCCGTAAGGTTCGTGCCTTGGCCCGTCGCGATGTTGAACTTCCAGACGTCGGCACCCTTGGCCGTAAAAACATTGCCGGAGAAGTCTAAACCCGATTGGTCGTTATAGTAGGTGGCATACAGATAGTTACCATCAAACGACATTTTCAAATCAGCGTAGGCGCCGTTTCCGGCAGCCGCAAACAAGGTCTCCGAGCCGTCTACATGGCTCCAGCGCATGATATCGGAGCCCAGAGGCTGGGCCAGTGGTCGAGCAATATCCGGCAGGATCGGCGCTTTAGTAGGATCCTGCGGCCGGGGGCAACGTACATAGAAGATATCGTAATCAAGATTGACGCCCGGTTGAGGCAAAGTCTTGAGCGTCACGCTCATGACCGGGTACGACCGGGCCGCGACCGGCAGAGGAGCCTTGGCTTTGGGAGCCTTGTCTGCCGGCTCTGGCTTCTGAGCTTGCGGAGCCGGGGGCAGAGTGTAGAGACCTCTCGCCGCCGCCAACCCCATCAAGCACAAAGCCCCGATGCAAAAGGCCAAATGCAATCGTCGAAACATGTCCAAACCTCCGACTAATACTGACCCAACAAGCCGCTGTAGAGACCCGAGCTGGGCGTGAACTCGGGCATGACATAGATGCCACCCGAAATCGCTAGGCCGATACGTTGTACCAGGCTACCCGACAGCGTAGGCGCCCCCGAACTGTTACCACCACAGAATCCCGACTGATTGACGATAAGACCTCCGCTACCGACATACAGGTAGGAGCCGATGAAACCACTAGCGATGGTTCCAGACGGCCCGGTTACATAGCCCCAACGAACCATCCAGCCGGCATCCCCTGAGTTCAAAGTCCCAGGGACAACCCCGATAGCCGGCAAGCGCAGACCACTTTGGCGCTCGGCGGGGACGACAATAGTTGTGAAACCGCTGGCCATAGTCACGGCGATGATGCCCGATATCGCTTGCCCGGCCTGGATCGGCTCAACCAAGCAGCCGCTAGCCATGTGGTAACGATGGATCTGGCCCGAAGCCAACGAGCCCGAAACGACGGCGTTGTTGCCGATCTGGCCTGAGTTTACACAACCCGACGACAGATGGAACTGGCCAACTTGACCACTGGCAATAGCACCACTAGTTACAGATCCGGAGGAGAGGTGGTTGACTCCGATAGAACCACTAGCAATATTCCCACTACCCACAGCGCCAGAGCCAATGGTTCCAGCAACGACAGCACCACTGCCAAAATCAAAGACTCCCACAGTGCCACTTGCAATTTGTCGAGTTGCACCAAAGAACCCCTGAACGGTTCCGGAAGAGAGCAAGCCCGATTGGATCATGCCGGACGTGAAGCCCGACGTAAACGGAATCCAGTTGAAATCCGCCCGCAAGAACGCGCCCGATAAAGGCGTTCCTAACGTTGCTAGCTGCCCGGAACCGACAGCCCCGCTAGCGATCTTGGTTACATCAACAATCCCCGATTGCAGATGGTAATTCTTGATGGCGCCACTGGCGATATTGCCCGTATTGATCTGACCGGAACCGATATCGTTGGTGCCGATGGTCCCGCTGGCAATGTGCCAATCGCCACTCGATACCGAACCCGCAACAGAGCCCGATGCCATCAGGCCCGAGACGATAGAGCCCGAATTGATCTTGAGGGATGTCACCGCCCCCGACGCCAGCGACCGGCCCAGAATACCAAAATTGGTAATGTGAACATCACCAATGGCGCCACTGGTAATGTTGCCCGAATTGACAGTGTTATTACCAATCTGGCCGCTCTGCACCACCCCCGACGACAAATGAACGGTGTTCAACAGGCCTGAGACCAGATGGCCACTCTGGACGGACCCCGAGCCCAGATCTGCCCAGCCAATGGTGCCACTAGCAATGTTGCGCCCGGTAGCAACGCTAAAGCCCAGGATGGCGCCGCTGGCGACTTGCCCCGAATTTACAGAGCCCGAAGCCAACTGGAATTGCTGCACGGCCCCCGAGTTGGGTACTAGAGCACCACTAACGAAGTTTAGGAAGATCAGAGTCCCGGAACCGATGGATCCTGATTGGAGTCCTCCGGATTGGATATGAACGGTGCCGAGTTGTCCACTGGCCACAGAGCCACTAACCACAGCGTTATTTCCAATAGCACCGCTGCGAACAGCACCAGAAGCAAGGTGTGGCCAACCGATCTGGCCGCTGCCGACGGACCCAGAGCCCAGCCCACCGCTATTGATATGCACGTTCCCAACAATACCGCTAGCCAGTGAGCCACTCGCAATAGCTGCATTGCCGATGTCTCCTGAAAGGACGGCCCCGCTCGCCAGGTGCGGCGAGCTGATCTGACCCGAACCGATGGCGCCTGAACCTAGCCCCCCGCTGCTGATATGCACCGTACCAACACATCCCGATGCAATGGTTCCAGAGTTTACCGCGGCGTTGTTGATCTGGCCGGAGTTCACGGCTCCGGATGCTAGCGCAAACTGACTAATAGCACCACTGGCGAAACTGCCAGATACAACAGCGACGTTACCAATAAAGCCGCTTTGAACGGCACCCGAAGTCAGAGGCGTGACTCCGGATTGTAGATGGATAAGTCCGATTTGGCCGGAACCGATAGCTCCCGACAGCAACCCTCCGGAACAAATGTGAACGGTTCCGATGGAACCGCTAGCAATGTTGCCCGAAGAGACGGCGGCGTTGCCGACCTTCCCGCTAGATACAGCGCCAGAAGACAGATGAAACTGCCCAACCTGACCAGAACCCAGGGAGCCAGAGCCAAGGCCACCACTAGCAATGTGCTGATTGCCAATAGTTCCGCTAGCAATACTACCAGGATTAACGCTAGCATCGCCAAGACATCCGCTCCGAACCGCACCAGAAGCCAGATGGGGCCAAGCAACTTGCCCGGAGGCGATGCTACCAGACACCACGGCAGCATTGCCGATAAGCCCGCTTTGGATACTGCCTGACGACACGCCAACCAAACCGCTCGCAAGATGGAACGCACTAACGGATCCGGATGCAATATTACCACTGAGCACCCCCGCATTCGCAATTAGAGGCCAGCCGATAGCTCCCGAAGCGATGCTGCCCGAACCCAACCCCCCGGAAGCGATCTGGAAATTGCCAATAGAGCCCGACAGGGCCGAGCCCGAAAAGGACAACAGGCCAGAAGCCAGATGGTAGAGACTAATCTGCCCCGATGCGATATTGCCCGATGTAACAGCCGCGTTACCAACGTCCCCGGACAGGACAGCTCCGGAACAGAACGCGAATTGATTGACAGCCCCGGATGCGATGTTGCCTGACTGCACGGCGTAGATGGCTAGGTGGGGAGACCCGACTTGACCACTAGCAATATTGCCAGAAGTGATGGCCGCATTGCCGACGTGTCCACTGCGCACACACCCCGACGACAGATTGAAACTTGTGATACTCCCAGAAACAAGCGCTCCTGAGCCTAGCGCACCGCTAGCCAAAGCGAACAGACCAACAGCACCCGAAGCGATGTTGCCCGAGTTCACGGCGGCATTGCCGATGAAACCGCTGGTTACGATCCCAGAGCGTAGCACATTTGGCTGAAGCATGACTTACCCCTGGGAAGCTGTACCCAAACCACCAATGGCCGCGGGGCCGCCTGAGTAGGCAATCGGGAACACGTTGTAATAGAAGGCGCCGCTATTGGCCGCTATACCCACCAACTGCCCTTGATCGCCCGACAGGAACAGACCCGACGAGAACGAGCCGGAAGCATTAGTAATCTGCCCTGAGCGACCAACAAACACGGGCCGGCCAACATAGCCCGAGTAGTCCACTACGCCCGAAGCGATGGCAAAGGCCGCCCGGAAGCCCATGGTAAAGACATTAGCTACTTGGCCGCTAGAAATATTGTCAAAGACAATGCCAACCGCCGGCATGCGCGTCGGGATGCTGGCCATGGCAATACGAATATTGCCCGAGTAAGACACTTGCACCGCACGCACGCCGGAAATCAGCTCTTCGGCCGTCTGAGTCGAGAACGTACCGGAGTAGGTTGGACAGACTTCCTGAGCACGGGGGAAGACCGCCCCACTAGCAACGTGGTACGTCCAGATCTGGCCCGAAGCGATCAAACCGCTGGTGACCAGGCCGACCTGAAAAGCCATCTGGGCGGCAACGGAGACCTTGAAGTATCCGCTCGTCCGCACGACGGTCCCGATGGGTTGCCAGATATCCCCAGACAACAAGCCGCCCGAGTTGAAGCTACCCGATGAGGTGACAATGTTACCAGAACGTCCGACGAACAGAGTTTGTCCTAGATAGCCCGAGTAGTCCGCCAGGCCAGAAGTTGCCTGGAACACGCCATCGGTAAATACGGTACATTCGCCGCCGCTGGCAATGTTGTCCATTACGATACCGACAGCCGGCATGCGCCCACTGGTTCCGGCCATGGCAACGCGCAGATAACCGGAGACCTGCATGCAAACGGCGCGGATGCCCGAAATGTTCTCTTCCGTTACAGCTCCACCCGAACCGATGCGGGTATAGCCCGACTGGAAAGGCACCACATAACGGGCGCGATCGATGATACCTCCGGAAGAGAAATGTTCTGGGGCGCCCAGCTGACCCGAGCCGACGTTACCCGATTGCACCGCGCCAGAACCCATCTGGCCTGCCATAACAGCGCCAGAGCCAAAGTCAAAAGCTCCTACTGTTCCCGATGCGATGTTGCGTGTCGATCCAAAGAAACCTTGCACGGCACCCGATGCGATGTGCCCTGACTGCACAGAGCCCGATACCAAGCCACCACCAGCTGGGGTTGCCCAGCTGAAATCACCGCGCAGAAAGACCGATGTACTAGGCGTACCCGTAGTGTTGATCTGCCCCGAATTGACCGCACCGCTGGCTAGATGGAACTGAGCAATTTGACCCGACGCGATATTACCCGACAGTACTCCAGCCGCGGCGATGTCGAAGTTGTTGATAGTACCACTAGCGATGTTGAAAGCACCACCGCCAGCTTCGCCCATAATGGCGCCGCTACCGACCTGGCCCGAATTTACCGCTCCCGAAGCCAGCTTGAACTGACTCACCGCCCCGCTAGCGATGTTCCCCGACTGCACAGCGTTGTTAGCCAAAGCAAACGGACCGACGGCCCCCGATGCGATGAAACCGCTGGTCACAATGAATGTTGGATCCCCTACTCCAATCGGAAAAGCATTGGGGGCATTGAGACCAACAGCCACCAGGCCCGAGCCAGCTAGAGTACCTACAACCTGGAAATAGTCTCCAGACAAGAAACCACCCGAGTTCCACCAAGCCCCGGACCAGGACACGATCTGCCCGGAACGGCCGACATAGGCTTGCGCTCCGTAGTTCCCAGACCATTCAATCATCCCTGACGTCAACAGGAAGGAACCGAACGTATAGGCATTGACCTGGATGCCAGACAGGACGTTATCGACGACCACACCCACAGCCGGCATACGTGAGGGTATGCTAGCCATGGCGATCTGAAGATGACCGCTAGCGTCGATAGAGACCGCCCGTCCCCCAGAAATAGTTTCCTTGGTAATTACCGCCGGGGAAACGCGCTGTAAACCGCTCGTGTACAGCGCCCCATACTGGGCAATGTCGATAATGTCTCCAGAAGACAGATGATAACTTCCGATATCACCGCTAGCAATATTACCAGACTGTATAGCACCAGAACCAACGGTCCCAGCAATAACAGCACCAGAGCCGAAATCAAATACACCCACGGTTCCCGACGCGATGTCCCGTGTAGCACCGAAAAACCCCTGAACAGAACCACTAGCCAGGAAGCCTGAACCAACAGCGCCCGAAGCGAGTCCGCCCCCCGCTGCCGCCCAGGCAAAGTCACCTCGTAGGAAGACAGATGTACTGGGCGTGCCTGTAGTGTTAATCTGGCCAGAATTCACCGCGCCGCTGGCCAGATGAAATTGGGCAATCTGACCCGATGCAATGTTGCCAGACTGAATTGCACCACTCCCGACCGTACCAGCTATCACTGCTCCAGAACCGAAGTCGAAAACACCCACGGTCCCAGACATGATGCCACGATAGGGACCGAAAAAGCCCGGGACGGTCCCCGATGCTACAATACCCGAACCTACCGAACCACTGGATAGGGTAGCACCCGCAGGGGATTGGTCGATGATCCACCAACCTGAGTTGGTGTTGAAGTCCGCAACTACTCCCATCCATTGGTTGGGAACAGTCATGAAGATAGTAGAAATACTACCTTCCAAGGGCTGAATACCCGGAGCACGCACCCCGACCTGATTAGTCGTAGCATCGATCTTCTTGACGATGTAAACCTGACCGGGCATGTTAGTCGGGTCAGGCAGGGTAATCGTCATGTTACCCTTGGTAGCATCCGCCAGGATGATCGTCTGGCCCGAGTTAGGAGCACTCAGGGTCGCATTGCCCGATATGTAGCGCGTCGCCAGGCCAAAGGTGTTGTAGATGAAAACCGTCGGCACCATCAGCTGGCGAATACCACCCGAGCCCAGATAGGTAAAGCCCGAGTCCGCTGCGAAGCCCGCATTGATGTTGTACTGAACTTCGTTACCCGAACCGGCAACGTGCTGACCGCTGGCAATATGGTACAGGGTGATCTGGCCAGAAGCGATGGAGCCCGAGACTACGGCGCCATCGTTGATGTCCCCCGAATTCACAGCACCAGAGCTAAGAGCAAACTGACCAACAGCGCCACTAGCAATATTCTGGGATTGGATCGCCCCCGAACCCACAGCGCCCGCGATGACAGCTCCAGAACCGAAGTCAAATACTCCGACCGTACCCGATGCGATATTGCGCACCGTACCGAAGAAGCCTTGCACAGCACCGCTGGCGATCTTGCCCGAGCCAATGTCCCCCGAGTTCACACCACCCGGGGGAGTAGCCCAAACCAGATCACCGCGCAGGAACGTCGTTGCGCTCGGCGTACCAGTTGTGTTAAGCTGACCCGAATTGACAGCGCCGCTACTTAGAGCAAACTGACTTACCGAGCCACTAGCGATGGAACCGGACACTACCGCTGCGTTGCCGATGTCGCCCGAGACTACACAACCCGACGACAGCTTGAACTGATTAATGGCTCCGGATGCGATGTTCTGAGTCTGCACGGCCCCGGAACCAAGCTGGCCAGCAATGACCGCACCCGAGCCTAAGTCATAGACCCCGACCGTGCCGGACAGGATCATACCGCTAGCGCCGAAGAACCCTTGCACCGACCCGGACGACAACGTACCTGGAGGACCCGGAGGCCCTTGCGCCCCGCCCCCAGTACCGCCACCTTGATTCGCTACATAACTCGGAAGCTTCATGGATTAACCTCCGAGCAGCTTGCCACTCATAATAAGAACACCAAGAGGAGTAGGAAAAGTATTCGGATTCTGTACGGCGCCGTTGTCCAAATAGCTTGTATACGTTTCGCCCTCAAACGTCCCAGGGGTAGCACCACCCACTCCCGGAGCACCACCACCGCGGGCGTTGGTGATGGCCGCCAGCGAAAAGTCCAAAGAGCCCGCATTGTTGTAAGGACTAGAGCCATCCGTGATGGGAGAGAATTCCGGGGTATCCCCAACGTTATTAGCCGAGCCCAGAGTCACACTGAACGAGTCGTTATTGCTACGCACAATCTTGCCCGAAGCCGCCGCACTACTATTGACCCCATAACCACCAATGTTTGCGTAGATGTTATTCACGGACACGACAATGGCCGTACTAGACGAGCGTAGGGCATCCCCGTTGGCCCCGGTATTGTAGTAACTGTTATTGCAAACAAATCCCAAAGTAGCACCGCTAAAGCTGATGCAATGAGCAGCTATGTTGTTGAAGACGCAACCGGTAGCAACAATAACAGCACCCGACGTGGTGATACCATTGGCCGTTCCGGCGCCCGTGCCCGCACCGTTCAGGGAGCAGTCAATCAGAAGCATCGTGCCCGTTGTACTGATCATTTCCGTAACCGTCGTGCTGGTCACGTTAAACTGACAAGCGATGAACACCACGTTGAACGAGCCACAGAAGAAAGCTCGACTATTGGCGTTGGCCGCCGTACCAGAGAACCGGCAGCGCATAAAGGTATTCATAGTAGCGCCCGAGACGCGCACGGTCCCGTTGGTCGTCTGCGCTGCCGTAAAGATGATATTCGAAGTGATGTTGAAATCACCCGATATCAGGTACTGGCCCGTCGTGAAGCTGACCGTAGGCTTGGTCAGGGCCGGGTTGGTATCACAATCCCCCGGGGTGGTGTTGTAACCCCTAAACCAAAGGGAGAAAGAAGCTGTCCCGCTCAGAGCGTTCGTGCGCGTATTCGTCGTGTTTGTATAGGTCGCCTGCTTGACATTCACCCGCATGGAAAAGGTGAGCGTATTGGCTACAAACAAGTTCGGCATCGTAGCAAAGCTGGCCCAGGCTCCCCCGGTCTTGCAGTTACGAGAGCCCGAATTGACAGATGGCACTGTGCCAAATTTGGCCGTAGTGCTCAGAGTAATCGTCCCATTAACACCCGCACCAACTGCTGTGACTTGAGCAACATAAGCCGAGACCGTGTTGCCCGTGGGGTAAATACTCGCCCAATCCCCAATATTCACCGAGTTAGCAGGAGTCGAGCCATCCGTAGGCGTGAAGATACTCGTGCCATCCCAGTTACCGCCCGTGGACGTATAAACAGCCGTGTCGGCGCTGGTCGAGCCAGCGTTCAGGTCGTTGCCCGTACTTTGCATGTAAAAGTCGGTGTACGCCATCACCCACCCCTAAAAGGGACTGTCCAGGCCGGTGCCACCCTTCCACAGCCAACCCACTTCCTCCGGACTGAGCAGACGAAACCAGACGCCACAATAGAGCCAACCTAGGAAGTCCCCACCCCCAACGCGCAAGCGATCCCCCCAGGTCCCAACGGGAGAACAGACCATCGTGTCTACTTGCTGGCCATTGATATAGAAGATTTCAAGACCTTCCTGGTAGACCATGACTACATGAACACGCTCCGTCAACGGCGCTGGGAACATCATGTATTGCAAGCCACGGTTCCAGCTCACATGAACCTCACCGGCTTCTCCAACCCAGATCAGCTGCCGGTCCAGGCCGCCGACCTTATACCAGCTCAGCCACACCCCCGGCTTGCGGTTCTCGGGCAGCCAGATGGAAATAGTGGCTCCCTTGGAGCGATCCGAAAGGACCAACCCATCCTCGACAAAGCCTGTCGTGCCGCCCGGATGCCAGAGCCGTAGCTCATTGCGTAGCGAACTTCGTTGCTTGGCCGGTCGTACGTACTCAGGCATGGGATCACCCTATGAGTTCGGGCCACCAGTACAGCCGGGCCTGCCCAGAACAAGCGCTGTCAGCAACCGCGAAGATGTTCAAGTTGCCCGATGTGCGTCCACAAAGAGTAGCAGGCACAAACAGGGCATCCCCCGGTCCTAGCTGCATCCCATCCAACAAGCCAGACATTCCGCTAGCCAGGAAACCTCCCGAGCGATTAGTGATACCACCCGAAGTGCCGACGTAGATATTGCCGCTGTTATTCTTGTCAGCCTTGAGCTGAATACCACCCAGAGCAAAGCTTCCCGTTCCGCTCCAGGGCCAGCCGGACAATCCCATGATGGGATCGCCGCCGGACATGTTGGCAATTATGAAACACGGGATGGTACACCTCCCTTGCCGTTGCGATGCGGCTGAAAGCGCTTAATTTTTGGAGACATAACATGTTTGCGCGGTCCGAGCGATCCCCGGCCCAATTCACCCGGGCCGGGACGCTCACTACCAATACCGGCTTGCGCTTCTTCGGGAGAGCCTTCTTCACCTTCCATGCCCGGTGGGGCCATCATCGACATTTCCATTTCTTGCTGCATCTGTGCAGATTCGTTTGGCGACGGATCGCCGGCAATGTCTTCGCCCCAAGGTTCATCAGTCGGGGGCATACCCCACTCGATGAGAACTTGATTCTTGGTGACACACTTGGCAGCTATGAGTTGGTCGAGCTTGGCCAGGCGCAGCTCATGATCATCGATGCGTGGACAACGCACTTCGACAATCAGATTATCACCAAAATGGGGGGCCAATTGAGCGGTGAGTTCGGCGCCCAGGTCTTCACAGCTCGGTTCCAGCTCAGTGACGTGCAGCTGCTTCAGGGTCGCAAACAGCGTGGCATAGCTACTGTCCTCGATCATACCCGCGGCCTGCTTGGTAATGCCAAACACACCGCCCAGGCAGAAGCTAATGAGTTGTTCCCAGCTTTGCGGATAGTCGTACTCGGCCGGACCCTTGCCCCACTCCTCGACGCGGGCGCCCGGGTAGGTCACGAACAGATTGCCATGATGCGACGGGTCGAGCCATTGATTCTCAAACTCGGCCCGGATGCGTTCAATTTCGTCTTCCGGCAGACCCTGCGATTCATCCGCACCGTCCATCTGCAACACAGCAGAGGGATTGAACGACGTGCGCATTTTGTAATTGCGCGACTTGTCGATCATTTCCACGCTATCAAGTTGCTGACGTCCCCCCTCCAGTGGCCCGTACCCTTCATAACGGAAGAAGGGATGCGGATCCATAAAACGCATCATCCACTCAGCTGGGATGGCAGCACCTACGGCCGCGGCTGGCGTCGGGTAGCTCGAAAACGGCCCATAGGGATAGACCGGTTGAATGCGGTAATATCCATCCGGATATTCTTCATTGATGACCGCTTGCGGAATCGCCAGGGCCGTCGGAATGCAGTATAGTTCAATCGGCACCCCCAGGCCATTCGGCACAACCCAGGTCAAAGCCATCCCGGTCAGCTTTTTCTGCTGACACCAGCGGAAGCACAATTTACCCCAGTGATCCTGCTTGTTCGGCCGTTGCAGAAGCTTGATCAGGTCATACGGCTTGCAGAAGCGACCTCCCTGCGGCGGATCGTTCTCGGTGACGGCCCGCTTGCCATTCTGGCTGGTCTCATCCTTCATATAAACGTTGAATTCGAAGCGCTGCCACTGGCGCCCGATGCGATCAATACCAACATAGGCGATGCCAACGTAGTGTTTGAGTTGCTCCCAGTGGTCGGAAGCCCAACCACCAGGAGCACGCGACCGCATGGCCTTGAGCAGAGCAACATAAGCCGTTTCGTTGGCCGCACTGATGCTGCGCCGGGTGACCGGCACATCCTGCACGGCACCCTGGGCGCGAGGGTCGTTGTTGCCCCCGGGAGTAGTCGGATGATCGGGCCGGGAAGGGTTGGGACCGAAGTCGCGCTCTTTGTTGACGAAGATTTCCCGCCACAAACGGCCGGCATCACCGCGCGTACTGGGCGATGGCCGAGCGGCCTTCTCCCTGATGTTTTGGATGCGGCCCATGGGATTTCCCCAACAAAATACTTGCCTAGGTCTTTTCCGCGCGCTTATACTTAGCCCTTGCGCGGGATCCGTGTTGGATCCCCCCTTTTGTACTCGTCTCTGGGGGTAAACATGGCCGACTCTAGCACAACCGGAATCGTCACCGCTCCATCGTTATTTGCCAAGGCAACCGTCACCGCACCGTCGCTGTTTGCCATTGCCCGCGGTAGTGCCTGCGAAGGCAAAGAACGCTGTCACTGGTGCGGCGCCGCCTGCAAACAATTGTTCCGGCACGACGAGCCCGACGTTCAGCCTTTCGTGAAACAACCGCGCAGTCATGCCCTGTTTTTCACCAGTCCCTGGATCTGCATCGGCTGCTGGAAATTCCGCATGCTCAAGACCACGATCAACTTTTTGCCCCTGCCCGTACCTACGGGTAAGCGTAACGCCAAGGGGACGCCGGTCATGGTGCCGGTTCATCGCGTCAAGGATGGCCAATGTCCGCAAAACTACAGCTGGTGGTTGACGTCGGTAGGATGTTGGGGAGTTGGCTTGGATGAGTATGGCGAGCTGTTTTCGTGTCTGCTGAACACTCCGGATACGTTCGCTTTGACCCTCCTGACGGATCCCAGCTTGAAAAACCTGATCGAACTGGCGCCGGTCAACACCCACAACGACAAGCCCACGGAGACCTTCAGGTTTTTGTACAACAACGTCGTCCACGAGACTTCCCCGTATGAACTCGACCTGGCTTTGCTGCAAGGTCACGAGTTAACCGGCCTGATGCCTGGGACGAAACTCCTTGCTGACTTATTTCGTCCCAAGGTTCCGCTTCTGGAAAAACCTCTTGAGCAACCGAAGGGGCGGGGCCGTCCGCCGGGTGACGACAAACAACCCCACCCCGACCACGCACAAAAAAAGCAGTCCGCCTAGGCCACTAGGAGACCACAACGCCAAAGTTTGCCGGGTTGCTTGGAATGGGCGCCGGCGGGTTGGTATGGGGCACAAAAGTTACGATGGCCGGCAACGGACAGGGCTTGTTGTCCTTGTTCCAGGCCGTCAGCGTAGCATTGGTAGCGCTGGTGCTATCCGACACAGTAACGGCATACGATGAAGCCGTTCCCGGCAACGTCCAGGCCGGCATACCAGCAATTTGCAGCGTGTAATGGTCCGTAGCGCCGCCGTCGCTGGCCGGATCCCACGAGAAGGTCAGGGTCACATTGCCACCCGGGACATAACCCACGGACACGCCCAGATGCTGGGGACTGGGGACAACACCCCCCGCACCACCCTGAAATATGGCCAAGATGTCCGTGATGATCTTCTGGGCATCCGGGCCGGCGCTTTGCAGCAGAGCTACGAGAGCCACCGGATTCAGAGTACCCCCTGCGAAGAGAGCTGCTACTTGAGGAATGTACTTCAGAACCAGAAGTGCATCCGGGCCGGTCAGCAGCTGGATGAAAGCCCCCCAGGGAATCCGTGCCCTCTGAGCTGCGGCTTGGGCTGCAACATACTCAGGATGTCCAGCCAGACCATGTGCAAGCATACTTGGTTCCTCCAGAATGTAGATCAAAGGTGTGGGTCGCAGAGTTCTCACGGCCAGGTCACAGAGGGACTACAGGGATCGTTGAACGTGTTTGCATGACGGCACGTACCGTTGTACCAGGTATAATTCATCTTCGCGTTGTAACTCCCATTACCTGGGGTCTCAATAAGCGCCGTCCAGGTGCCCCCCGTGGTGCCAGCAACGGTAGTAAACGTCACCGTCCCCTGGGCCGTAATACATGAGTTATTGGTTTTTACAATGACTACAGTACCTTCGGGTTTGTAATCCCCCGTACCAAGAGAATACTGCCCGGAGAACTCGATGATCCCAGACATGGGGAACTTTTGAACCCCTGTAAAAGTCACCGACATGTCCGCCTTGGCCGGAGCAGCCGAGCCGACCAGGCACACCAACGCCACCGTCGCACTGAGAATCCAACGCATTCACCGACTCCTTAACAGAAGAGAAACACGGGCGAAATTGCACACTTTAGAAAACGCCCGGGGGCGGCCCAGCATGGTTCGCACCCCCGGGCTCTCAGGCACGGCTTACCTGAAGAAGCGGAACGGCCGGAAGAACAGGCCCCGACCGCCGTACAGATTCGCCAAGGTGCCACAGTAGCCGGACGTCACCACAGGACTTACACCCTGCGGATTGACCGGCAACGGAGCATAACCGTAGCTCTGAGAGTAGCTCTGGGCGTAGCTCGGAGTGTAGCCGTAGCTCTGAGCATAGCTGGGGGCGTAGCTCGGAGCGTAGCTGACCGTTTCCGCCGGGGGATAGGCCAGCTCTTGCTGATACGTCTGGACCGGCGCCAGCTGTTGCTGAATCTGATACGTCGTCTGCACCGGAACCCGGTAGGTCAGGACCGGGGCAGCCTGAAGCAGAAGCTGCACCGGCGGCATGTACGTCTGGGCGTAACTCGGGAAGTAGCTCGGGAAGAATGCCGCCTGATTGATGTTGTAGCCATAGCCTTGGTTGAAGAACAACCCGCGGTTGAAGCCGCCATAACCGAACGTGCTGAAGAACGGCGCCCGGTTGAAGAACACGCCCCTATTGAAGGTGCCGAAGGTGTTGAAAGTCCCGAAGCCCGGGCGGAAGAACGTGCCCCGGCTCACACCACCAAAGCCGAAGCCCCGAGCACCGATGTTGACGTTCGTGAACGGCGCTCGCACGACGACGCGCTGAGCCGGCGCCAAACCCGTCCAAACCAGAATTGCTGCCAGAGCTAGAGCAAAGCATCGCATAATTCACCTCCCTTTCTTATTAGTGATGTTCGGCCCACTGCTGTATGTGTTGTTTCAAATTCCACGGGACCTTGGGTTCGCGGGCCGGCATGTAATCTGTGGCGATGGATTCCATGATGGCCCGCTTGGTAGTGTTGATGAGGTTCAGCCGGCCATCTTGAGCAAACAACTGCACTCGTTCGCCGCGTGGCCCCCGGGAGCGCGGCCCCGTATGACACTCGGCACAGTAGCGGTGCAGTAGGCTCACCGCATAGCTCGGATCAAAGGGGGGCCGGCGCTGCACCGTCAACGGGGACGGTGCAGACGCCGGCACGGGAGCAGAAACTGCCGCCACCAGACCGGCCGATGGGGTTACGGCACCTTCCGGTTCCGGCGGCGGCAAGTTCCTCATGATCCGCAGACTTTCAAACATTACTTTCTCTACTTCTATTTGCCTTTTCAACAGCTCGGCACAGAAGTCCGGCATAGCTGCGGCCGGGGCCTGTTGCACCACCTGCTGCTGCTGCACGGGGGCCGTCGTGGCCACCGTCGTCGTCATCGTCTGGCTAGGGTACACTGCTACGGGAGTTGCGTATGTCTGCGCCAATGGCTGTTGTACGATCCCCGAGTTGGGATACACCATTGGCGGACTCAAGTTTACCAAAAGTGTGGGTTGGGGAACATAGAAGATTTCCACAAAGGGATAACGGGAGGGGTAATAACCATCCCCTCCCATCACCCCCGATGTAGCCAGTAGCAAGAGCACGAGGGCCAAACGCACGACATCACCTCACTTCGGAGGAGCCATCGGGGCCTGAGCCTGGGATTGCTGCTTGGCAAACTCTTGCTGAAGCTCGGCCATGGCTTCACGGAACATCAACTTGAATTTCTTCATTTCGTCGGCCGTGGGTACAGCCGATTGCTGCATTGGCTGCTGGCTATAGCCTACTTGCTGCTGCATCTGCGGCTGTTGCACCGCGTACTGTTGCTGCACCGCGGCTACCTGAGTCGCCTGTACGGTCTGCAACGGCAGCGCGTTGGCTTGCACGGTGATACCCGCCGGCTGAAGCACGCCATAGGGGGCCACCAGAGCCGATTGCACTACATACTGTTGGATCGGGATGCCGTACTCATAGCCGTAGCCCTGGCGGTACCAGCAGCCGCCGATGAGGGCATAGTTCCCGGCCGGATACCACCGGCCCCCATACACCCCCGCACAGTAGTAGCTATAGCAGTAGCTCGGCGTGTAGCACGAGTTGTAGCAATAGCTGGGCGTGTAGTAATAACCGCAGCCGTAGGGACCGCCGGCCAGGCACGTCGAACTCGCCAAAACCAGGGAGACCAGCACTGCCAGAACCAGTTTCATGTTTTTCTCCTACTTTATGGGTAAAGTTACTAGATACTCCATCATTTGCCCGAAGCCGCGTTCGAACTGATCGCGACGGCCGTTGCGCCCGGAGAGCATACCTACAAACACATGGTCGAGCCCGACGCGGCCAGCTTCCTGGATGACCGGGCCGACGACCGTGGGCGGATAGCCTGTTTCCAGGCAGACACCATCCGGACTGACCTGCCCTTCCAAATAGGCGAAAGCCATGGCATCGGTGCCCAAATGCACAGCTTCGGGCAGGCTGCCAGTCAAGGCCACTACCTGGCGAGCGTAGTTCTGCTGATCCTGGGCGATCAATAGACCTAAGTCCTCCGAAAAGTACAAATCATCGACTTTGTACTTCGTGCGCAAGCTCTGATTGGTGAAGCCACGCCCGGTAGTCGCCTGCAAGCGCGCGTCATCGTTGAAAGCCACGATCCCCTTCATGTGACAACCACCACAGCTGATGGGGCCAGAACGAATGGCCACATCCTGCGGCCCCCCGGTCCGGTAGTTCACCACAATGTTCGGATCGGCCTGTTGGAGAACCTTGTTGCGCTCCGCGGCCGGAATGTTCTTCTTGTTGCCGTTGATGACGATCCAACCGAGTAGGCCATTTCTCAGGGTGAAAAAGGTCTCGCCGGCATCGCGCTCATGGACCAACAGGTTGTTGGTCACGTCATCGGCGTTGAGCGACGTTTTGAAGTCGAAGGTCTCATAATCAATCCCGCGCCCGCGATTGTACGGGGTCGGGCGGCGCTCGGCCGCCCGATTGTGGCGAGCGACTTTGCTATGTAGAGCCGTACCACGCAGCCCGATACCAACGTCCTGGCTCTGCTTGGCATAAGTCTCCTTGTCTAATCCCGCAAGGGTTCGAACATCATCGACCGTTTGCGGGTTGCCCAGGAAGCGCAGATAGGCCGGCGGTAAGCCGCTATACACAGTGAACCAGTCAGCACGGAAAACGGGAAAATCGGTACGGGTGAGACGAATGACCGTATCAAGTTCAACGCGCGGTAAATGCTTCGGCTGAAGGATCTTGTTCTGAAACTTCTGCCTGGTTCTTTTGTTGTCATACCAGCCTTCCCGGTAGTAGGTGCCTTGCCAAAGACCTCCCGGCCACCAATCCCGAGTTGTGTACTCTTCTTCTATGGTGGCCGTGAGCACACGATGGAAATAGGGCTCGGGAAAGGGGGCATCCCCCGAGCCGTTCTTGCCGAGCCATTCCAGATCCTTACGGGCCAGGCCCAGATCATCAATGCAGAAGCGCACGACCCGGCCGTCGGGTGTCACCTTGGTAGGTTTCACCAGATAGGTCGTGCTCACATTCAGCTCATTGACGGCCAAGGTCAGTTGCTCCGTACGCTGTCGCACCGCTTCCGCGCTCACCTCGTTGTACAAGCTGAAATACTGGAAACAGCTGGCATCCAGTCCCGCGTCCGTCAAGGATAATACATCCGCGTATATTGCGTAAATAGCGCTTGCGGGCGTCCATAAGCGCGTCGGCACTGTCTCCCCCAATTCGGCGAGGGACGGGATGACCAAAGCGAGTACGAGAAGACACGTCGTCAGGAGCTTCACACTAGACTCACCTCACCCCGTTCAGGCGGTTGATCCAGCCCAACAGGTTATGCAGGTCGCCGGCCGGATCCCCCGTCAAGTTCGTACTGTCCAGCTTCCATATGGCCCCGGGGATTGGGACTTCATTAGCACCGTACGCCTTGACAAAAGGCCCTCCCACTTGGTTGTTGTAGGTATCGCCAAAGTTCAGGCGCCGAACCAGCGGATCCGGGTCCGCCACATCCACCGGCTTGCGCAGCTGGACCCCCTTGGCCGCCAGAGCAGCTTGCAGCGTTGGCATGGCCAAGAGCCGGCCCAGCGGGGTATTAGCCGCGGCATCGCCATTCTTGAAGACAATAGCAATACTGGCTACCCGGATCCCGGGTAGGTTCTTCTCGGGCTCTTTGGTCTCACTGTCCTTGTATAGGATGGCTGGTCCCTTGGTGCTGGAAGCACCGCGCACGGTCACGGTGGTTTTGGCTAGGACCGCCTTGCCATTTTGCACCGCTGCCGCGGTGATCATGACAACCGTACCGGGCTCGGGGATGGGAAACTTAATACTTTTGGGATAACGGATGTTCTCCAAATCCTTGGTATCCGTGCCCCCCTGGCATTCGATCAGCCAGGTCACTTCGTCAACACCATCGGCATCGATGGTGATGAGCTTACCGTACTTGAAGTCCACTTCGCGGGGCTCGCCCAGGCTCAGAGGGCCGGTGCCGACGACCACGGGCTCCTTGATAGGCGGCAACGGCGGTGGCGGTTGGTCAATCTTCTGAAAGAACAGCAACAGCACCAACAACAGAGGTAGTCTCATCAGCCACATAGCTAGGTTCCCTTTTTCACGTATTGTCCGTCATAGAGGCCCGTGCCTGCCAGGATGATCGTTGCCTGCCCAACAGGCGGGGGTGGCGGAGGCGGTGGCGGTGGTGGCGGTGGTGGTGGCGGTGGTGGTGGCGGAGCAATCGCTTTCGGAT